TTATATGACCAGTTTTTTCCACTCTTTTCCGCGTGAATCATTGTATCTGTCGGTCATTGTTTTGCTCGTATGACCGAGCAGGATCTGAGTGTTTACGCCTTGTTCTCGGTAAAGACGTTCAGACAGAGATCGTTGCTCATGAAAACTGGGAGGGGTTCCATTTTTTCCCCACTCATATTCAACTTCGTCTCTTGCTCTACTGAATGCCACTGTTAAAGTTGCCGGCTGCACCTTCCCACCACGTTTTGCCTTTCCTTTGGCGTGGTGATGGTGAAGTAAATACTGGCTAAGCACCTGATCCCTACACAGAGAAATAACTTCACCCAGACTGATATCGAGTTGGTTGCATCGCAGGGCGAGCGGTATCGCGATTTTTGCACCTGTTTTGGCCTGTTCGACAAGTAGATGGTTATCTTCAATATCGGTAAATTTCATGTTGCAAATATCAGACAGGCGTTGACCTGTTACCAGAGCAAGAAGCATCCCTTTCTGAAGAAAATAATGATCTTTCTTCGCCGCAGTATAGATTAACTCCCACTCCTCGAAAGTTAATCGTTGGCGCGTAATTTTGACGTGAGGTTTTTTTGCAGCTTCTGCTGGGTTGAAGCCGACGGGAACGTCGCCAACCTGCTGGGCTTCTGCAAAGACATCAATAGCGACCTTCCTGAATATTTGCCCCATACGGTTATGACCCTTTTCCTTATATTCTTCCAGGATACCTACAATATCCTTTACTGTAATTTGATCGAGAGGTTTCATACCAAGTTGTTCTTCAAAAACTTTTAGAGGTGAGTATTTCTGTTTTAGAGTGTTGAGTTTTATTTCACCTCGATCATATCTCTCTTGCTGGATTTTTAAATAACGAGGGGTGAATTCAGACACTGTTGCTGAACCACCAATGTGTTTATTAACCTCACTTTTTATTTTAAGAATGTTTCTCATCTGCTGTTCAGCTAGACGGCTGTTAGCTTCTATCGCAATTTCTTTAGCGACTCTTTCGTCAGTGCCTAAGCCATGGAATTTTCCAGTAACAGGATGTTTATAACGCCAGTAAACCTTTTTTGTCCTGGAATCAAAATAAGGGGAAAGCCCCGGTATAGTTACATTATGTTTTCGTGGTCTGCCCATCTTCAAGAATTCTCCTCAACAACGGGTGATCTTGTTTTTTCACCTCAGGTGCTGTCGTCATTCCAACAAAGCGAGCGTCCAATTCCACCCGCCAGCTTTTCCCCACCTTCTGTGGTGGTGGGGATATCATTCCATTCTTCGCGTACTTGTTCAGTGTTGATGGTGCAGGAACCGGATCTCCAAATTCATGTTCAGCCCATACTGAAAGAAGAACTAATCTCGACATTTATCCTCCCAATGATGGCCCATTTAAGGGCCATCTGCTGAATTTAGAAAATCAATTTTTAATCAGACGTTGCCATATCGCAGAAACGTACCGGGCCTGGTGTTGAGCATCCGCCAGCGCGTTATGCTGTTCACCCTCGAATGGGATAGAGGTTTTAGGATCGAAGCCAATAGCTTTGCCAAGTTCAACCATCGTTCTGACGTCGCGGTCATTCCAGTAGTCCCACGGGCAGTCAATACATGCCAGTTCATATGAAGAGCGTAAAATGGTGTTGTCGAAAGTTGCACCATTACCCCAGATTTGTGCCGTTTTACGACCCCCGGGAATATTTTCGAGAACGAAATCGCTGAACTGGAGCAGGGCGTCATCCAGTTGAATGGCATTATCGTTGGCAATTTCTGAACGGGCTTCTGACGACTGTTTCATCCACCATATAACCGTTGATGGGTCAATCTCAGCGCCCCAAAAAACAGCAGATTCAAGGCTGACTACTTTGTAAAATTTCTCGCCGATAATCCCTGTTGCCGGATCGAATATTACGGCACCAATGGAGACGATAGGGGCATCAGATTTTTTTCCCATGGTTTCCAGATCCACCATGACGTGAACATAATCAGCACGTGATTCTTCAATATTATGATGACCGGATTCAATTTTTACGGCATCTGGCGCGACACCAGACTCAGCGTTGCCCGTAGCGTTCTCATTTGCCTTTTCGCTCTCTGATATTTCATCAGGATCCGCGACTTCATTACTGCCATTTTCTTCCACCTGCACATTACTGCTGGCCTCTTCGTCGGCGATTTTCGGAGTGGGGGTGTCCATCAGGCTTTCAATTGAGTACATGCCTGGACTGACCTTGGTAATTTCAGGCTGCCTTTTTTGGGTCAGGTCTTCATGTACCCATTTTGGATCGCTTGGGTCGCTGATGCCTTCGACGTACTCACCGCGGTCAGCTGCAAGTTTCCTGTCGACATCCTCCCGGGTTAAATCTGTAGTGTTTGAGTGACGGCCAGCCCGTGGATCTTCTTCCCACTCCGGATAGCCTTTTGAGCGTTCGCCGTTTTCATAAATGCCATTAGCCGCGAGCCAGTTACGAACCATTGCCCGTAGTTCTGACGCGCTTTCTTCGCCATTCCATTTAATGGCACGGGTAACGCCGAATATGCTATGGGCATCGTAGTCGAGTATGTCATTAATTTTGCCAAGAACTTTCATGGCTTTTGCGTGAACATTCTCTTCGCGATCCACCAGCTCCTTGGCGCCAATGAGTTGAGGGCGTGTAATTTTCCCGGGTTCTGCATTCGGATAAAGTTGAGCAATGGCGATCTCAATAGCCAGGTTAGCCATATTTTGAGTTATGGCACGTGTATAGCGTTCAGTCGTGGCAGTATCGCCTGAATGGATAATTTCGGTAACCTGATGTCCTGCAGTCCATTCTTTAACGAGAATGCCGCGATCAATGGCTTTGGTTTCGAACCATAACTTTGCAAACTGGACTTTTTTTCCGAGTTCGTAGCGCTTGCCTTCAGGAAATACTTTTTTGAACGCGCTGGTGAATTTCCAGATGCCTGGCATATCATATTTTTTAATATCCGGTACGTTTTCTGCTGCCAGTATCAAATCTTGAATAGCGTTGTTGTCGGTATCCATTTCAAGAGCTGACAGGCGGTCACGCAGTGGTATGCTGATATGGTAAACATGGCGGTCACGTTCCATATACTGCGCGAGCAATTGAGTGCGGAACGGCATTTCTGCAAGACTGAATAGAGCATTTTCATCATTAGAATAAATCTCTTCAGAATTTGTTATTGCACCATTTTCAGCAACAGGAGATTTTTCTTCAACCGGGGGTTGGGTTATTTTCTGCCAGGTGATTCCATCCTCGCCGCCGAGTTCGTAGCGGTCACACCATGTATCATCGAGAACGCTTTCTTCTGGTAAATCATCAACGATAAACCAGTGAGTGCGGATCGGCAGCTGGTGGTCAGCACCACGGCCAACGTTGATTCCTGCGTCTTCGAGAATATTGAGGATTTCACGTTCAGCGCGAGAATCGGATTTTGCAGAAAACCAGCAAAAAAAGCTTTTTGCTTCTGTCACCTTTGCTTTGGCTTTAATTAGGTACGCATAGTTGTTCATTGCGTTCGGGCTCCTTCAGGTTGTAAGATACCCGGCAGCTGATGGCAGCCGCCTTGGTGGTGGTCATTGGTCAAAACTCGATTCCGGAAAGCTTTGGTCGGCTGACCGGGTACTTAACCCGCCTTGCGCGGGTTTTGTGCTTTATGGGGCTGCTGATGGCTCCTGCCCGTAGCCTGGATATTCCTTAAGCGCCTTTCGTAACGTCGCTTTTGCTGTTTTTGCAGATTGTGTCAGCGCCAGTTTCATTGCCGTAGCGAATGCATCTACAACTTCCTCTGTGGCGTCCATTTCAAGTTTGTGTTCCATCCAAACTTCATTCAGAACCTCATCTTCAACTTCATCATGAAGAGCTTCCTTGACCTCAAGAACAGGCAAGACACCGATGAGTTGCTCAGCAGGTGCGGTGCTAAATTTCAACGCCAGTTCGTTGGCTGACATAAAGCCTCCGGGAAAAAGGCCCGCCGTGAGACGGGCAAAGTCAACTTTTCCAATTTAACCAGAACAGGCCTCGTCTCCTGTTTGGTTGTGATGGCGGTATTACCATCGCAATGCCCTGTGCACCGAGCATTAAGCTGGCAAAGCCATTGGTCAAAACTCGTTTAAAAGCGTACTGCTGGCCGTTGGTCGTCGGCCCAGGCGAAAGCCTGTTTGTAAGGTAAACACTGCCCTTTGACGTGCTGCTCAGCGGCAGAATCAACGCATTGTTGCTCTGATTCATAAATGCCAGTCAGAACATCGGAGCATTCACCTGTAATCGCGCAGACGCCGATAATCAGAACGTACAGGGTGCTCATGCGTTTACCTCTGGGTCGCCTTTTTGGGCGAGGAAATAGCAGAGCTGGCGGATCCTTGCGGTAATCCAGTGAAGGCGTACTGCCTGGTTCCCAGTCGTTACACGAGCGAAATCAACCATGTGACAAACTCCGTGATAGGTTTAGAAACTAAAGCCCAAAAGATGAGCCCGATACATACCGAAATGACTATTGAGCGAATGCCATTTTTACTCATTTCAGCTCCAGCCTTAACGCGGCTAACGGTACTTGCTGACTAACCGTTAATCAGACTTTGCGATGCGGCGCCGGGTGCCTCCCGGTGGTATCAGCCAGTTAATAACTGATACCGACCTGCTTTTTCCCGCAACATGGAAACCGCTCATGTTTACCTTTTTAACTGTGCCGCGTGCGCATAGCCGCATTCACCGCATTGCAAACCCTGAATTTTATTTTCACTACGTCGGCGCGCTTCGTTGGTGGTGTCGTGACGCTGATCTCCACGATTGAGCTTTTTCACCCTGCAATTCACCACCACGAAGCGCGCCGGATATCTATTACCTTTCAGGAGAGGTGCTGTCTGCCTGCTGACCTGAAAGTGCTGCGGTAAACTCGCTGAAACTCAATGCCTCCTCACCTTCAGCGAGGCTTTCAAAATAGTCTTCGTATGCTTTAGCCATACCTATTTCCTTCCCTTAAGGCCGGGGAGCCGAACGTTGAACCTGCTGCGATTGATATTGCTGTCATCTCATCCGGTGTTTCGTATGCCGCCGGCAGCTACTTCGTGGGCGTCCTGCCTCGATGACTGAATTTGTAATATCAGACTACAAATAAATATGTCAGTTATCAATGTTTTTTGACATAAAAAATGGATATGATTGTTTTAATGTAAAATTTGATGGGTTTGGGGTATAAAAAAAGCCGCTGTTAGCGGCCTTATCAGTGGCAGGATTTAGTCTTTTTCGAAGGGAGGGGTGATTTTTCGCTTACTTAGGAACTCAGCCATAAACCGATCTAACTCTTCCAGGCGAGTCCTTGCTAGTTCAATAAATCTGTCCTGCTCAACTTCAGGGAGTTGATCAAAGACTTCTAATAATTCTAATTGCTTCTTATTTAGTACTGTTTTGCTGGCTGTGACAGCCTGTAACGAAGACTCTTCTTCATCCGTCATAAAGAACCAATACAGTGGTTTTCCAAGCGCTTGCGGGAATAGTTCTAGTTTTTCCTTTCGCGGGAAGTTACCTGTATTGCACCAATTGCTGACTGTCTGAGAGTTTACACCCACTCGCCGGCCTAACTCAGATTGAGATATGCCAGCCTCATCAAGAGCTCTTAACAGCCGTTCTTCGAAGTTCATATTCGCATCCAAATCAAACCAGTAATCAAGCATACAAAGTTTCTTATCACTTGTGACTGATTAAGTTTCTTGACATTGACAAATTATTTATCAATTATGTGATAAATATTTAGGAGGAAACATGCAAGAAACTGTTCAAAAGAAAATCATTTCCCTTTGCGGCAGCCAATCTGAGCTGGCTCGCCGTTTGGGGAAGAACTCTCAAACAGTATCGGTCTGGTTTCGAACTCAGGTTGCAAGTACTGAGGTACTCAACGCATGCAGGGTTCTGGATTGGCAGGTAACACCTCATGAGCTTAGACCCGATCTCTACCCAAATCCGACTGACGGACTTCCTAAGGGCTAACTATGCAAACCATCTCTTTTAAAAATCATACCCCCATTATGGGTATGCAACTGAAAACGGAAAATCAGTATGTACCGCGGCGCCGGGACCGCGTTAAATGCCAGACCATCTTTGCAGCGGTTCAGGAGTGGGAGGCAACCTTACCCGGGCGTGCGCAAGACACTATTGCGCAGCTGGTGGCCGAACAGTGGGAAAAGCAAAACGGGAGAGGGATCAGCGTCAATAAGCAGAATCTCTACCGATATCTGAAAAATGAAGGGGGGTCTGAGAAGTACACCAGTTATGTGATTCGACTGTCATCCGCCATTGCTGACGCCATGCCTATAGAGATAGCCAGAAAGCATGACCTGAAAAGGGGATTAACTGAAACCGAGCTGGTGGCCAGCGCTATTAAAGAATGTAACGAAGCGCACCAGGCCAAATTACTTGGAGCTCCACTTCAAAAACTGGAACGTGAAATCCGCGATGCGGCAATAGCGCTTTTTAATCTGCTACCTGCAGATGTGGCGGGACCACTACTGGCGAGCATTACCGCCGTAGCGCCACAGTGTTTCTAATCGAGTTTTTACCAATGACTATACGCCCGTGTTGTTCGGGCACCAGGAGTAACCATGGCAGCGCTGCCCTACATGCAACTTTATATTGCTGATTACCTGGCGGACACCATGCATCTGTCAACTGAGGAGCATGGCGCATACCTGCTGCTGATGTTCAATTACTGGCAAACAGGGAGGGCTATCCCTAAAAGTCGGCTTTCGAGAATTGCACGGCTAAGCAACGACCGTTGGGCTTCCGTTGAAGCCTCGTTAAAGGAGTTTTTTAACGATAACGGCACTGAGTGGGTACATGAGCGTATTGAAAGGGATCTGGAGATGGTTCGTTCATCTCAGCGACAGAAATCTGATGCGGGAAAAGCCTCTGCAAGAGCCAGAAAAGTTAAAAAAACAGCAGAAGGGAAACGGAATGGTAACGACCGTTCAACGGGCGTTGATGAGCCGTTTGAACAGAATGATAACGGCAATCCAACTAATAAAGATCCAGATATAGATACAGATCTAAAAGAAAACCCCTCTCTACGCGGGCGTGAAACTCCAGCGATTCAGGAACCGCAATACTTGGCTGGACTTGATATTCCGATCGGTAAATTCACGATGCACGACATGTGGCTACCGTCACAGGACTGGCCGCAGCTGGCTGCTACCTGGGGAATAGCGCTTCCTGAACCGGCATACCTGCCGACAGAGCTGGCTGAGTTTACCGCGTACTGGAAATCCGAAGGGAAGGTATTCACACAAGTCCAGTGGGAACAGAAATTTGCCCGCAGCGTGATAAACGCCAGAGCTAAATCCAAATCACAACCAGCAACCGGAGGTAACGGCAATGCAAGAATTCAACCAGTTAACACCGCATCCCGGGCAGTTCAGGAGATTCAGGCAGCCAGAGAACGCTGGGAGCAGAAACACGGACTTACTGGCGGCGGATACGGCATGGAGGCTCTGGACTGTCATGGGGGAGATTTTTTCGAACCGCTGGACCCAGAAGAACGGGGCGGCGCCATCGGATATGTGGATAGCTCAGATCGGTTCGATGACTGAGGCCCAAATCACTCTGGTTTGCCGCAAGTGCATGGAACGTTGCGCGATGGGGAATACCTGGCCACCAGATCTTGCTGAGTTTGTTTCTCTGGTATCCGAGAGCGGTGCAAATCCCTTTGGACTCACTGCTGATGCCGTAATGGCAGAGTACAAGCGCTGGCGAAACGAATCGTACCGTTATGCCGACAGCACTGAATACGAATGGCCAGATGAGGTGCTGTATCACATTTGTATTGAAATGCGCCGTAGCGGGATCGAACGCCAGATGACAGAGCGGGAACTGAGGCGACTGGCTGAAAAATTACTGACGAAATGGACGAAGCATGTCAGTAACGGATTTACGATCCCACCAATACGCAAACAGCTTGAGGCACCGCGTCATCCGCCGGGACCCACGCCAGCACAGATTTTGATGGAAGAGTACAAACGCCGCAAAGCGGCAGGTTTAACCAAGTAAGCGAGTTTTGACTATGACCAAAAAAACCAAAGAACGAGTTACCCAAGCACAGATGGTAATCGTCATCGTGCAAAGAACGCCGGGCTGCGTACTACAGGATATCTGCGATGTGCTGGATTTACCCTCCAGCTCTGCGGGAAATCACCTTCGCCGACTATATGCTGCTGGCAAGTTGCGCCGCTGGCACAACGGAGTTCAGTATGTTTATCGCGTTACTGCCGGCGTGGATATTCCGGACGTTAACTTGCCCGAACCGGCTATCAGAGCTACGCCGGAGAAAATGCAGAAAGTGAAAGATGCCATCGTCCAGGCTCGCCAGCTCGAAGAAAGGGGGCTCTACCGCCGGGCGGCTACGGCTTACACTGCCATTTTGGGAATGGCTAGTAACGCCAGCGAAATGTGGAACATCGCCCGCCAGCGTAGCCGCTGTCTCCGCAATGCGGCGAGGTGCTGATTATGGCGAAAAGAACCCAACTGCAGAAGGTACGGGATGTTCGGAGGATTATTGATTTGTCAAAGAACATGGGCGCATCACTACCGAACAGGCGGATGAAATGACCGGGAGTTCCATAAAAACGACTCGGCTGGATATGCAGGTTGCGCGGAGAACCGGGGAGTTCATCCGGCATGGTCGTCAGGGATTATTCCGCGATAATCATGCGACTATCGATTTTAACCAAGAAAATTTAACTACCATCGATTAGGATGTAACAAAGATTCATAGAGTATTAGCTCTTATTTTTTGCTGCAAAAATATAATTGGCAGAATTGAAGAATATAATTGATTTGCAAGGCTGGCTTTAAATTATAATAATGGAAAATAAAGTCGTTTTATTTTTTATGTCTATTTGATAATTATTTGGCCCAGTGTCATTTACTGGGCCAAATAATGGCTAACCATATATTCTTAAGTATTCTTGAGTATCGAATCGGGCTGAGCTAAGAAGATTTGCGCTTTTCTCAACCATAGCTTGTCTAACGTTAGGGCTAGTGAGCAAGTATCTATCGCAATCAGTGCATTTATTAACCCGATCAATATAATACGATGCAATGGTTGGTTCTTGAAATCTCTCCACCCTTGCATTAGGTATTGCTAAACCTAATGGATCTGGGACTTGATCAGGGTGAGGTGTAAATAGAAGAGCCAAAGAAAGCATGTCAGGGTATTCAGACTCTGGTAATACTTTATACTCCATGGCATCAAGTATCTTAACAGTAGTTTTAGGTGTAAGACTAAGAGAGAAAGATAATAACCATTTGCAAAGAGAAGTTGAAACGATTTTTCTGAAGTTCTCACAGTTCCCCAGAGACTGAGTAAGTGAATCTCGATCAAATACATTGAAGATTTCTTGTGATTTAACTCTAAAGTTTTCATCGTTTAAGTTAGACGAATAATGTTCTTTAAATTGGTTGAGAACTTCGTGGTGAATATGGTCAGAGCCAATGCGCGTGGTTAAATATAGCAACCATGGTTTATCTCTATTATTTTGTAACTGGATGATTTTCGTGAGCAAATTGTAATGATTAGGACTTCTTCTTGCTGGCCTTTGATTGGTGACACTACCGCAAAAATCTAAATTTATTACATCAAAGTCACCGAATCCTTTAAATCTTTGATAGGCTAGAGAATCCTTTGATACAATATTTAAAATATCATTGTTATGATACTCGGAGTTGCGGTCTATAAAAGGTAAAGCTCTTACCTCATTTAAGGATATATTGGCGTTTTGCTCTCGTAATTGCTCACTTTCATGATCGTTAAACCCGAGGAAGTGAAGTTTAATATTTCTTCTAAGACATATTTCCTCATGGATAGTTCTAATGTCAAGAAGATCATCGCCTGGTAAACTAAAGTATTTTATTGTATCCTTATCATGAAATGGTTTATCAAGAAGCATATTTATATAATAAACCCATTGGTCCAATCTTACTAAATGTTTACGTGGATGATGCCAAGGCAAAAAATTATTTTTAACAAGACGACCTGCAGGAGTTTCTTGCATATCTTCAAAAAGATCATTGAAGAATTCTTGATCACTCATTATGCATCTCCTTCTGCAATAATGACTTCATAAATCGCCTTTATCATTGAATTACGCTGTGAAAAAGATAAACTTTCCAATAGTCCATAACTCGCAAGTATCGCAGTAATAGCCTTTATTTTTTCTTCACTAAGTGGAGATAGTTGCTGTATTTTTACTATTTCGTTTTCTGAAGACGAATCAGTTATATTATTAAAGTCAACAACATAATCACTTTCATTGGTTGATGTTGAATCTTGCTTTCGGGAAGCTATAATCGCAACTTTAGGAGGTGTTTGATATAGATCATTACCCGCATTACTCCATGCCTTTTCGACGATACTATCTATCTTTGAAAGAAGTTTATCTTGTTTTAAACCGCGGTTGTTATCCCTTAATTTTTTTGCAAGTTGTTTATTAGCATTAGATAACTGTCTAAAAGCACTATGGACCCATCTTGTTAATATAACAACATGAGGGTGAGAATAATTATAAGACTCTCGGTCTATGTTTAAGGCACTATCTAATCCTTGTTCAACAAAAATTTCAATCGTGACTTGGCGTTTACGAGTGTTTTCTTGAACTTGGTATTTCATAAAAGTATCGTCAAAAAGCGTCCCACTGGCATCATGTACGCGTATGCATACACCTAAATGCTCTGTTGGACATATTTTTGAATTCCAGAGAAGGTATGCTTTAAACTTTAAGGGGCCACCTGTCATCGTTTGTGAGAAGTTTTTAAATTCCTCCCAATATTCCCCAATAAAAATCATTGGCTTGGAGATCGCATGAGAAGTAGATGGTAGATTTTCAAAAGTTATTGGTCTGGATAACTTAAGATTATCAATGAACACATTAAAATCTGTTGTATTGTTTTCATGTGTAAACATTAAATAATCACTTAGTTTTTCTCCCACATGAATATCTAGTGGTGTTGCTTGACCACCTTTTAATAAATTAGATATTTTATAAGCATAAAACTGATTATTATACGGTATCTCGAAAATATCATTTTCAACATAACTTGTTGGTATGCTTAATGCTAAGTCCCATACCATTTTCAAATAAAAATCAAAGAGTAATGATAGCTTGGGGGTAGGATTGCTTGGTTTAGATTCATTCCAAACACATTTCACTAATTTTTTAAAAGCCACATCGGGTGCATCATTAATATCCCAGGGCACAGAACGTACTTTTTCATCATCGTCTAGAAGTTTTAAATGCTCTTCATCTTTTATAGAACCGATATGATATTTAGGGGGGGTTATTATTTCATTGTCATCATTATCAGATGACTCTTTACTTGCAGCAACACCAGCCCAAATATTAGAACTTGACAGAGTTTCTTTGGTTTGAGTTCTAATTTTATGTAATATAATTGTGGTGCCATGTGATTCTAAGTCAGTTGCATTCTCCGTCCATATTTTATATGTTCCGGATTCATATTCACTACTGTCACCTTCATCTTTTAAAATTTGATCAGAAAATTGTTTAAGTGTAACATTTGCAATGCTACGAAAGGCATCGCCTTTACGTTTTGTTATAATTTGGAATGATTGTGTTAGTTGAGATACTGAAAACAAACCAATCCCAATTTTTCCAATGAGATGACGTCCGCCAGGACTGAGGTCGAAATTCTCAGTATCAGTGATACCGTATTCTGCTCCAATATTATTTCTTTTTGAGCTTCCTCCAATATGGTTCATAACGCGAGTCAGAGTTTCAGGACTCATACCATTACCATTATCTTCGATCGTCATGGAGTTAAAGCGTGGTTCATCAGTTCTGATTCGAACTTCTGTTGCATCGGCATCGTACGCGTTTGATATCAACTCTCTCAAAGCAGATCCCGGTTGTCTATAAATGCCATCAGTAACTCTAGCGATCACCTTTTGGTCAGTGGTAAGAAAGGCTGTCTCGACCACTTCCCTATTATTACGAATACTTTCGGCTATTTGTTGTTCATTTTTATGCATTTCCATATCATCCTCTAATGGAATTTATTATTGATACCGCAATTTGCTTAGCCATTGGGGGAGGCACGGCATTTGAGATTTGTGTTACTTGTTGAGAGAGAGTCCCTTTGAGCACAAATTCCTTTGGAAAACCTTGTAGTAACATCGATTCCAAAATAGACAATCTACGTTTCTTTTCTGGATGAACATATATTTCCCGGTTGCCATAAGCAATTGTTGGGCTTGGTTTATCCCAACTGATCGTCCTAAAACTTCTTGTTTTATTGTCTAATAATTCAGGATTTTTAAATCTCATAGATTTAGGAAACATAGTCCAATGATTTGGATGATATTTTATATCGGAGATATGTAAGTTTCTTTTGAAAAATGTAGGTTCTGGCAGTCCGTAAATTACGTCTCTGACCGTTTTTTTATCCGCTGAAGATTGTATCGCGTTCACGAATTTTGCTTCGTGCTTTGAATTTTTACTTATGGCAATTATAATTACTCTTTTTCTTTCTTGCGCAACACCAAAATTTACAGCGTTTAGTTCATTTTCGTAAATGTTGTAACCAATAGTTTCTAATTGAGATGTTATTTTTTTATAGGTTTTTAAGTGTTTTTTGTCTTTTATACCTAATACATTTTCAAACACTACGAATTTAACATCGAAGTGTTTTTTTACCTCAGCAATAAAATCGACATACAGAATAGCTAATTTATTTCTTGGATCAGATGCTAGAGAATTAGGATTCCCGCGGGAAAAGCCTTGGCAAGGCGGCCCACCGATGATACCAAGGCTTTCTTCTTTTGAAATATATTCGTTACAAAGCTCTAATAACCCTGCTACGCCAAGTTCGAGTAGATCTCGTTTTAACGCAGTTGAATCGGGGAAATTATGCTTGTGTGTTTTAATAGCAGCCTCAGACCAGTCTATGGCCAGCTTGAGATCATATCCTGATTGCTTAAACCCCAAATCAAGGCCGCCGGCCCCGCAAAACAAGCTTAATAATTGCACAAGTTAACCCTTTGTAAAACCTATGAACCTTAGTTCTGGAATAATTTCAACTATTTGACTTTCTTATGGAAAAGTATACCAACTGATCCTTGAATGACCTTTTAACAGTTTACAACCTTTAGGTCAGAACATAAATGCTCTTGATAGTAAAGTCAGGTGTTTTTAACTCTGTGATTGCAGAAGCCGGTAGTCAATCTGGAATCTAACAAGTTGTAAGTGAAGCTCACATCATCCAGACAACACGTTCTTATGTAAGGCAAAAAGATATCGATGAAGGCTTGTCAAAAGGTCGTGACATTAGTACTGTGTATGCATACAGTATTTGTTTAAGTGTAGCTATGACGATGCGTTGTTACAGTGGCAAATTTAGATTTATGCATTCTGTAATCTTCGAGAAAATGATAGGTTCGACTAGGTTGATGCCATGGAGACGGCCTAACTTATAGAAGTATTGTTTTTTGTGGTTCGCTGTCATTTTAAGTTGTTGTATTTAAATGTTTTTATTGCTATTGGCAACTTAGTGGTGAGGGTGTCATTGTGGAGAAAAAACAAAAAATGCCAAGTACCGGCTTTATAGTAATAAGATGTGATGATCGGCGGATTGTAGCTCGCCTGACCTCATTCCCTTTATGTGACCGCGCTTTGATGTACCGCCGTGGTGATCTTGTCTCTTTTATGCCCCTCAAGCCAGATGACATTGTGGGGACGCCTTCGTTATTTGCGCAAATGATTGAGAAGGTGAGAAGTGGGGGCGTTAACCCAAATCCACAAGATTCTGTTACACTCCCGTCATAGGCCTGAACAACCTATACCTGCTGCGTCACGGAGAGAAACCATGGCGCAAACAAAATTAATATCTGATGCGGAACAGGCTGGCGATCATGTTGATGGCGCTGGTCTTTCTTCATTCCACAATCTGACACCACGACAGCAGGAAGTTTTTGATCTGCTGGTGGCATATATCAATCAGCATGGCTACCCGCCGACCGTTCAGGAACTGGCCGGGCTTATCGGCGTTAGCTCACCGAATGCTGTCGCTTTGCACCTTCGTGCGTTACATAAAAAAAACTTCATAAAACTATCTCGCGGTATTTCCCGTGGGATTTCTGTGGTCGGAAGAAAGGAACCATTACTTGCCGTGCAGCTGCTGCAGGAAATGATCGCTGACGAGCCTGGGGCGCGTGATCGGGCGCTGGAATTCCTGCGAGTGTACGAGGCCCGGCTATGAAGAAAAGCTGGTTTCTCCATGAACAACTTTCAGAGTCTCAGGCTCTGGAGCTGGCGGAAAGCTACCGGAAAAAGAATTGTCCGGTTGAGAAAAGTCTATCGAGCGACTTTGTCTCCTGGGAACTCCGTGTGCTGTTGCCGGAATCCAGCAAGCCACCGCGCGTTAACAGAACCTATACACAAAAAATGTGGAGGGACTGATGCGCGCATTACTAAATGTTGATGTTGCCCGGCACCTGGGAATTGTGTTGCTTAAACCCGGTAGAGAGTTGATGTCTTTATTCAGCGGTGGGCGCGTGCTGGTGGAGACTCTGCCAGAAAAAATGAAGGCTCTCCCAAGCGGGCGTATTCCTGACGCCGGACAACCTTTACGAGATGATCCCGACATTCGCTCATTCTTTATGAAAGAGCGGGTAGTGAGGGCTGCTGGTGGTATGAATAGTCTCGAATCCTGGTTGCTTAAGAGGGTCAAGCATTGCCAGTGGCCACATTCCGATTATCACCATTCAGAGCTGGTAACATTCCGCCATTCAACAGGGGCAATCGTCGCATGCTGGCATTGTGATAACGAGCTGAAGCACCAGACCGATCAAATCCTTGATAGCCTGGTTGGTATCAATAACGCGGATCTGATAATTGATGCTGCCCGTATCGCACTGGGATTTGATGCTGAACGTTCCCTGTCACTTGCTGAATTGTGCTGGTGGGCTGTCAGCGTTGGAATAGGGGACGAAATCACAGAAGAGATGGCGCGCCGTTCTCTCCGGCTTAAAGAAGAGGTTTTCCAGTCAGTCTACAAAGAAAGCGAAATCTTCCCATCGGTACCGGCCACCAGCATTCTTTCCCCGCTTGTCTCTAAGGTTGCCAGGCATACTGAACTACCAGCCCCGATAAAACCAGAAGTGCCAGTGGTTGTTGATCCCGTTGCACCAGCCACTTTATTCACCAGACCTAAGCGGATCCGCTGGGTATCAGATGGCTTTATTTCCTGGGTAAAGACTCAGCCATGTATGTGCTGCGGTCAGGCGGCCGACGATGCGCATCACCTTATCGGATGGGGGCAGGGCGGCGTTGGTACCAAGGCACACGATATTTTTACGATCCCCCTTTGCCGCAAGCATCACCGGACGCTTCATCACGATCCAGTTGCTTTCGAGCGTGAGTACGGCACTCAGCCGGAATTTATTATTAAATTGCTGGACCGGGCCTATGCGCTCGGCGTTCTGGCGTAAGGAGAAGAGCATGATGACACCACGTCAACGCCGGCTGCAGCGCGCAGGATTAGAAACAGTGGCCGCAGCGCCTCGCAAAAGCTGGTTGGGCCGGTTTACGCCCCTGAATGGTATTCAGTCTGCCTGGATTAAATCGCTACTTACAATATGGGGAGAGAACATGCGCGGGGGAACAGCTCCCCGCAATCCCAAAGGCCACTCCTGCTGGCGAGGTTTGAAAGGGGACCGCTGGTCAGATAAAGCGCTGGAGCGATTGACCGCAGCGATAGAACAGGCGAGGGAGGAGGGATATCGAGGCCAGCAAGCCTTAAACCGAGCACATGTGATTTTATGGCCTCAGCCTGTCATCGGCCTGATAGATTCCGCTATTCATGATGATGATGCTGAATTCGTAGAACGTTGTGTTCTCGACGCATTTGAAGCGGGGGATCCGGTTTATCTGGTAGGAGTTAGTTATTACACCACACGCAAAAAAATCTCTGACATAACCCGGGAATTACAGCTGGTGGCCCCATGGCTAACAGATGGTGAAGCCCGCAAACGCGTGCGATGGTGCTTGGAAATATTCAGAGCAAAAACATTTCTGTCGGTACGAAAGGGAATTCATGCTGATTAACAAAAAGTGCTATAAATCTCTTTTGATGTTGAAAATGGGCCAAAAAATCAGATAATCCATTTATGCTTGGCAGAGCTGCGCCACTCGGCAGCGACAGAAGCGACAATTTGATTACAACGAAAACCCCGCAAGAGCGGGGTTTTTGCTTTCCGGCGATACGACAGGGGTATTCGCGAGATGCATTGCATCAGTACCCCTGTCATATCGTCGTATTTCGCGTAATTGATTTGCTTCGCCTCACCGTGGCGTAGAGGTCTTGTGCAATAGCTCCCTCTGTTATTTATATAAACAAAAATGTTTATTCTTTGCTTGATAACATAAACAAAAATGTTTATACTTATCTCAAGTTAAACAGACAGGAGGAGGAAGTGAAGCAAAGCGAGTTGAGGCGTTGGCTTGCAGCTCAAGGGGCAGAATTTAAAGATGGTACTAACCACTTGAAAATCTATCTCAACGGCAAGCAAACGGTAATGCCGAGACATCCGGGAAAGGAAATACCGGAACCGCTGAGGAAGGCAATTCTGAAGCAACTAGGCATCAAATAAAACCCAGCCCCTCGGGGCTGGTACTCGCGGAGAGTCACTTAATCAATATGCGATACCCGGTAATTTTTGAGCATGACGAAACCGGCTGGGCGGTATTCTTTCCAGATATCCCAGAGGCAATGACGGGAGGAGAGACCAGGGAGGAAGCGTTAGAGATGGCGCAAGATGCCCTGGTGACGGCGTTTGACTTTTACTTCGACGACCGCAGGGAGATTCCCGCTCCATCAACAGAAGGTGATGCATTTGTTGAGGTTCCGGCCAGCGTGGCAGCAAAGGTATTGTTGTTAAACCGGCTGGTCAGCACGAATACCAGTAATGCTGATCTCGCCCGCATGATTAATACGCGTCCACAGGAAGTGCAGCGCATCGTATCTCTTGGTCATAGCACTAAAATCGATACGATACAAAAAGCGCTATCAGCGCTGGGACAAAAGATGGAAATTGTCGTCCAATAATCTCAACATCTCCTAATTAAAGGTCGCCATACTGGCGGCCTTTTTCATTTCAGGCCCACGGGATTCATCATCGATACGGCTCGTTGTTAAATCAGCCCGATGGGCCTGTTCCTATCAAACACACGCACAGCACCCGCACACAGCGAGGTGAGAGTATGTATCGCATGGACAAATTAACAACCGGCATTGCCTATGGTGCGTCAGCTGGCAACGCCGGGTTCTGGATGCTTCAGGTGCTAGATAAGGTCAGTCCATCACAATGGGCAGCCATTGGCGTGCTTGGCAGCCTTCTTTTTGGTCTGCTTACGTACCTGACGAATCTGTACTTCAAAATCAAAGATGACCGGCGCAAGGCGGCACGGAGTGGTGATGGGAAACAGAGCGAAACTTAGCGCCGCTATGCTGGCGTTAATTGCTGCTGGTGCATCTGCGCCAACTCTGATGGATCAGTTCCTTGATGAGAAAGAAGGTAACAGCCTTACAGCGTATCGCGACGGTAGCCAGGGTATCTGGACTATTTGCCGCGGCGCCACGCGAATTGATGGTAAACCCGTCACGCAGGGGATGAAGTTAACCCAGGCAAAATGCGACGAGGTGAATGCTATCGAACGTGATAAGGCGCTGGCGTGGGTTGACCGGAATATCCGCGTACCGTTGACGCCCTCGCAGAAAGTCGGCATTGCTTCATTCTGTCCATACAACATCGGCCCCGGTAAATGCTTCCCGTCTACGTTCTACCAGCGCATCAACGCCGGCGACCGTAAAGGCGCATGTGAAGCGATTCGCTGGTGGATTAAGGACGGTGGGAAGGATTGCCGCATACGCTCTAATAACTGCTACGGGCAGGTGACTCGCCGGGATCAGGAAAGTGCGCTGACGTGCTGGGGGATTGACCAGTGAATGTAACTTACTTAAAGCCAGCTATCGCCGCGGTGATTATTGCTGGTGCCTTTGTTGCTGGTTTAGCCTGGAGCGATCGGGCATGGGAAAAGCGGTGGGCAGAACGTGATAGCGCCGAATCGGCTCAGGAAGTTAACGCGCAAACCGCCGCCAGGATGATTGAACAGGGGCGCTTGATCGCCCGCGATGAGGCCGTACAAGATGCGCAAGCTCAAACCGCTGCAGCGCGTGCTGCTGCCGCTAATCTCTCTGGCACTGTTAACCAGCTGCGCCAGCAGGCAAAAGCTTTTGCCACCCGCCTGGACGCCGCAAAGCACACCACAAGTCTTGCCGCTACCGTCAGAAGCAAAACAACCGGCGCCACCGCCGGAATGCTCGCCGACATGCTTGGAGACCTTGCAGAAGAGGCTCGACGGTATGCTGCAATCGCTGACGAACGCTACACCGCAGGAATGACCTGCGAGCGGATTTACGAATCGGTGAGAACCTCTGTCCCCGCCAAGGGATAAAATAAATGATATCCCTTGTCGGGGATAATGAGGAGGAACAAATTGAAAACGTTGAAAGTTACACTTTTAAGACCTAAATCTGCCTCAGGCGAAAGGGTAGAGACCGCTTCTAAGCCTGAGGCGCAACCTAATAATTCACAAGGTTGGAAAATTAATGTAGAAGGTCAGGCAATGTTTAAAGGAACTGAGTAAATTCCTTGGAGGAATCATTTAGTCCAAACTCTTCAAGGTTATTGATGACTGCCTGTCTGGATTCTGGAGTTAGTTGAGTCATCAGGAAACCAACGACACATTTTAGTTGCCCAATCTCTTTGTTCAATTCTTCGAGCGTTTTGGCATTTGATTCCATTCGAAGGGTCATATTCTTTTTAATCATTTCTATTCCTTAAGCAGAGCTAATCAGCCATTTCTCTGCAATAACAATGTGTACCTGTGTCCCACCACAGGCGGCTGAGCAATAACCTTACACGCTGTGCTCTATCAGTAACACCCTGATGTTTAACCAGTACCCTCGCATAAGCGGGGCTTTTTTTATCCGTGAAGGTACACGATGCAAAATATCAAGATTGAATACGTTAATGGCGCGCTGGTGGCGCTGGAGCGTGACGGTGTGTCTTACGCGCATTTACCTGTCTCAGCTATCCATTTCGACCATACCGCTAAGATTTTCCCGCACCTTAAGATTGAGATTGAAGCTGGTGGTGCACCATTCGTACCGGCAGCACCAGCGCAACCACAACCGGCGGAGTTAGAACAGCCACCAACTGCTGTAGAAGAAGTGCAGCCAGCAAAAGAAGGTGAGCTCTTGCCGCCGGGTGATACTGCGCCACGACCGGCGCGTCGTCCCCGTCATCGCAACCGTAACCGTAACCGGAGCCAGTAATGTTTAATCGTAATGATCTGACCCTTTCGCTTTTCTATGCTTCCAGCACGAATGAGGAAGGCGAAAAAGTCGCGACACTGACCGTTCAGGTGAACAATTCCGACATGGTGGCCATGCAGAGCAACAAGCTGCAACGCACCACTGATAAGACCGGTAAAAAGGCTTATTCCGTTGGCGAGCAGATGATCACCAATGGTTCTGATCCGCTGCTGGTTGCCCTTGAGGACTACTGGCGCCGGAACACTGAGACGGTCGTGACCGGATTTCTGAACGATGTTGGCGACTTCATCGCAGGGAACATCAGCCAGTCTTCAACGTTCCTCGGCTTCAATGGGCTGAAGGTCTTCGAGAATGAGCCGCTGGCGGCACGCATCCCCGAGGATGTGCTGCAGGCTGACGGCGGCGCGTCCGCAGGCTGAGCATTCACAGAGGTCGTTCAGTGAGCGGCCTCGATGAATGACCATTCAAACGGTAATGATAACTGTTATCGTTGCGGGTCCTTTCCGGGAGTTCGAGTCGTTACGGGGCGGCGACCTCGCGGATTCTCGCTGCATATGAAAATTTCTGGGTTTAAGCCGTTTCCGTTCTTCTTCTTTGTAACTTTTTGTTTATTAAATATTTAATTCCTTGTAAGAAAGGAAGCTAACAGCCTGTCTGCTGCCTGGATCACTTAAGATCGTTTCCGTACCCCGTTTTCGCTCAAGGAGTGCGTATGGAGGTGAACAAAAAACAGCTCTCCGATATTTTTGGTGTCAGCATTCGTACGATTCAGAACTGGCAGGATCAGGGGATGCCGTTTGTACGTGGTGGTGGCAAAGGTAATGAGGTGCTTTACGATTCCGCTGCCGTGATTAAGTGGTTTGCCCAACGTGATGCTGACATCGAAAACGAAAAGTTGAGAAAGGAAGTAGAAGAGCTCCGTAAGGCTGGTGAATCTGATCTGCAGCCAGGAACAATTGATTATGAGCGCTACCGTCTGACCCGCTCGCAGGCTGATGCCCAGGAGCTAAAAAACGCCAAAAGTTCCGCTGAGGTGGTGGAGACAGCATTCTGCACGTTCGTGCTTTCACGCGTGGCCGGCGAAATAGCCAGTATCCTGGACGGGATCCCCCTGTCGGTGCAGCGGCGGTTTCCTGAGCTGGAGAATCGACACATTGATTTCCTTAAAAAGGACGTAATCAAAGCCATGAACAAGGCAGCTGCGCTGGATGAAATTATACCGGGGTTGCTGAGTGAATATATCGAACAGTCAGATTAAGGGGCTGCAGTCATCCGCGCGCGCCGGGCTGCGCTCACTCTATCGCCCGGAGCCGCAAACGGCAGTGGAATGGGCAGACAATAATTATTATTTGCCGAAAGAATCAGCTTACCAGGAAGGGCGCTGGGTCACGCTGCCTTTCCAGCGCGCAATAATGAATGCGATGGGGAATGACTACATCCGGGAAGTGAACGTTGTTAAATCTGCCCGTGTCGGTTACTCGAAGATGCTGCTGGGCGTCTATTCCTATTTTATTGAGCATAAGCAGCGAAATTCCCTCATCTGGCTGCCGACCGACGGCGATGCCGAAAACTTCATGAAGTCGCATGTTGAGCCGACGATCCGTGATATTCCCGCACTGCTGGCGCTGGCGCCGTGGTATGGGAAAAAGCACCGCAATAACACGCTCAGCATGAAGCGTTTCTCTAATGGTCGCGGTTTCTGGTGTCTCGGCGGTAAAGCTGCAAAGAACTATCGTGAGAAATCGGTTGATGTTGCCGGATATGACGAACTGGCGGCATTCGATGAGGACATCGAGAAAGAAGGTTCGCCAACGTTTCTGGGTGATAAGCGGATCGAGGGTTCTGTCTGGCCCAAATCAATCCGCGGCTCTACCCCAAAAATTCGTGGTACCTGCCAGATTGAACGAGCCGCCAGCGAATCGCAGCATTTTATGCGCTTCCATGTTGAGTGTCCGCACTGCGGGGAAGAGCAATATCTCAAGTTCGGCGATCGTGAAACGCCTTTTGGTTTTAAATGGTCTCCTGGTGAGCCCTCCAGCGTTTTTTACCTGTGCGAGCATAACGGGTGCGTCATTAAGCAACAGGAGCTGGACTTTACCAATGCGCGTTATATCTGCGAGCGAACCGGCATCTGGACTGCTGACGGTCTTAACTGGTTTTCTTCATCTGGCGGAGAAATAGATCCGCCTGACAGTGTGACCTTCCATATCTGGACGGCCTATAGCCCGTTCACCACCTGGGTGCAGATTGTAAAAGAGTGGATAAAGACCAAGGGTGATACAGGCAAACGTAAAACCTTCACTAATACCACCCTCGGGGAAACCTGGGAGCCGAAAATTGGTGAACGGCCTGATGCCGATCTTATTGAAGAGCGAAAGGAACTCTTTGCTGCCGCAGTGCCGGATCGCGTTGTCTATCTGACTGCCGGGATTGACTCACAGCTTGATCGTTATGAAATGCGAGTTTGGGGCTGGGGACCTGGTGAAGAAAGCTGGCTGGTGGACCGACAGATTATCATGGGGCGTCATGATGACGAGCAGACCCTTAAACGCGTCGATGAGGCGATCAATAAGACCTATAAACGCCGAAATGGCGCGGAGATGAGCATTTCCCGCATCTGCTGGGATATCGGGGGGATTGACCCCACAATCGTTTATGGCCGTTCGAAAAAGCATGGTCTTTTCCGCGTAATCCCCATCAAAGGTGCATCGGTATACGGTAAACCTGTAGCGAATATGCCGCGTAAACGAAATAAAAACGGGGTGTATCTGACGGAGGTTGGTACCGATACGGCGAAGGAGCAGATTTATAATCGATTAACTCTTATCCCGGTTGGTGATGAGCCATTGGCCGGCGCCGTACATTTTCCTAACAACCCGGAAATTTTCGACCTGACCGAGGCTCAGCAACTGACAGCAGAGGAGCAGGTTGAAAAATGGGTAAACGGCGAGCGGAAAATACTCTGGGACAGTAAGAAACGCCGTAATGAGGCGCTGGACTGTTTTGTCTACGCGCTGGCAGCTCTGCGGATAAGCGTCTCCCGCTGGCAGCTGAATCTTGAGTCTCTTCTGATAAGCATGCAGGAGGACGAACATACCTCTAAACCGAAAAAGACCCTGGCGGATTATGCCCGGGCATTAGCCGGAGATGAATAATGGCAACACAGTCTGAACTGGACAGTGCCCGCGCCGCACTTCATGACCTGATGACAGGGAAACGCGTTGCGACGGTACAGAAAGATGGCCGCCGCGTTGAGTTTACTGCCACGTCAGTTGCTGATTTGAAAAAATATATTGCCGAACTTGAAGTTCAGATTGGCATCACCAGTCGCCGGCGCGGGCCAGCAGGATTTTACGCATGAAATTACCAGCACTTGTTGGACCCGACGGTAAAACGTCGCTCCGGGAATATGCCGGATACCATGGTGGGGCTGGTGGCTTTGGTGGCCAGCTGCGCGCGTGGAATCCACCCAGTGAAAGTGGTGATGCCGCACTACTGCCGAACTTCCAGCGTGGAAACGCCCGCGCCGACGATCTTGTTCGTAATAACGGCCTCGCGGCGAATGCGGTACAGCTTCACCAGGATCATATCGTTGGTTCATTTTTCCGTCTTAGTCACCGGCCTGCCTGGCGCTATCTTGGGATCAGTGAAGAGGATGCGCGCGCGTTTGCCCGTGAGTGCGAGGATGCCTGGAAAGAATACGCAGAGGACGACCACTGTTTTATTGATGCCGAACGTAAACGCACGTTCACCATGATGATCCGTGAAGGGGTGGCCATGCACACTTTTAACGGAGAGTTATTTACTCAGGCGACCTGGGATACCAGCGCGAACAGGCTATTTCGAACACAGTTTAAGATGGTCAGTCCTAAGCGGATCGGTAATCCAGGCAATCAGGGCGATACCCGTAATTGCCGGGCAGGGGTAAGGATTAATGATGCTGGTGCCGCCCAGGGTTACTACGTCAGCGAGGATAACTATCCCGGGTGGATGGCTCAGAAGTGGAATTATATTCCGCGTGAACTACCTGGCGGGCGAACGGCCTTTATCCATGTGTTTGAGCCAATGGAAGATGGACAGACAAGGGGGGCGAATCAGTTTTATAGCGTTATGGAGCAGATGAAAATGCTCGATACGCTGCAAAACACACAACTGCAAAGCGCCATCGTCAAGGCGATGTATGCCGCCACGATTGAAAGTGAGATGGATACCCAGACAGCGATGGATTTTATCCTCGGTGCGGACAATCCGGAGCAGACGAAAAAGCTGACCGGATGGCTGGGGGAAATCGCAACTTATTATGCGGCCGCCCCGGTCAGGCTTGGAGGGGCGAAGGTGCCACACCTGATGCCCGGGGATTCACTGAATCTGCAGTCTGCTCAGAATACTGATAATGGGTACTCCGTATTTGAGCAATCCCTCTTACGTTACATCGCCGCGGGGCTTGGCGTTTCTTACGAACAGTTATCCCGCAACTACTCACAGATGAGTTACTCCACCGCACGCGCAAGCGCCAATGAGTCCTGGGCTTATTTTATGGGCCGGCGCAAATTCATCGCTTCCCGACAGGCGAGCATGATGTTTTTGTGCTGGCTGGAAGAGGCGATCGTCCGTCGTGTCGTCAGCCTGCCATCCCGCGCCCGTTACAGTTTCCAGGAGGCCAGGACAAGCTGGGCGAACTGCGACTGGATCGGCTCCGGCAGGATGGCGATTGACGGCCTTAAGGAGGTGCAGGAGGCGGTTATGCTGATTGAAGCAGGCCTCAGTACCTATGAAAAAGAATGCGCGAAGCGCGGCGATGATTATCAGGAAATCTTTGCCCAGCAGGTGCGTGAAACGATGGAACGGCGACAGGCAGGGTTAAGACCGCCTTCGTGGGCAGCTGCGGCGTTCCAGTCTGGTCTGGAGAATTCCGGTAAGGAGGAACAAGATGACGCCCGAGCTGCGTAACCTTCCACATATTGCCAGCCTGGCATTTAACGAACCGCTGCTCCTTGAACCCGCCTATGCGCGGGTTTTCTTTTGCGCGCTGGCAGGCCAGCTGGGCATTACCCGCCTGACTGATACCGTATCGGGGACAACCCTGGGCACCGAGCAAATGGCGGAACCACTGATGCTATTCGGTAACGAGGAGGCCGGGCCGCGTCCGGCTCGTAGCTATCAGGTAATGAATGGTATTGCGGTATTACCGGTTGCCGGGACCCTGGTCAATAAAACCCGCTCACTCCAGCCGTATTCCGGCATGACCGGGTACAACGGTGTAATTGCACGCCTGCAGCAGGCTATCAGCGATCCGGATGTTGATGGTGTTTTGCTGGATATGGATACGCCAGGTGGGATGGTCGCCGGAGCGTTTGACTGCGCCGACATTATTGCCCGGGCCCGCGATATTAAACCCGTCTGGGCGCTGGCGAACGATATGAACTGCAGCGCCGGGCAGCTTATCGCCAGTGCGGCATCACGCCGGCTGGTGACACAGACCGCAAGGACGGGGTCCATCGGTGTGATGATGGCCCACAGTAATTATGGCCAGGTGCTGAAATCTCAGGGGGTCGAGGTCACGTTGATTTACAGCGGCGACCACAAGGTTGATGGCAACCCTTACGAAAAATTGCCAAAAGATGTTCGTGAAGCTTTTCAGTCCCGTATTGATGCCACCCGGCAGATGTTTGCTGAAAAAGTGGCAGGTTATACGGGAATGTCGGTGAGGGCGGTTCTCGATACTGAGGCTGCGGTCTTCTCCGGGCAGGAGTCCATTGATCATGGGCTGGCGGACGAACTTGTTAACAGTACAGATGCGATCGGCGTAATGCGCAGCGCGCTGGATACCAAAAAGACCATCCATATCGGAGGAACGATGAAGACAACGACGACGAATGCAGCTGCAACCCAACCAGACGCCAATGCCGCACCGGAAGCCAATGGAGCAATTGTAACTGCTCCGGCAGCGCCAGCGGCTGCTGTACCCACACCGGATGTAAATGCTCAGGTTGCCGCGGCGGTCTCTGCTGAGAATGCCCGAATTATGGGGATCCTGAACTGTGAGGCCGCAAGCGGTCGGGAGGAACAGGCCCGTGCGCTGGCAGAAACGCCGGGAATGACGGTTGAGCATGCACAGCGCATTCTGGCGGCGGCGCCACAAAGTTCACAGGCCCGAAGCGAAACCGCGCTGGATCGCCTGATGGGAACCGCACCAGAAACGCTGGCGTCCGGAGCACCGGCTGCCAGTGAAACAGATGATTTGATGAATACCCCTGTTTGAGAGGCTCACATGGCTAACACTGAAGAATTTACACACTACCAGCCGCTGGGTAATAGCGATCCAGCTCACACCGCTTATGGCACTGGCGCACTGGCAGCGGCAATGCCCGTTATGACTCCGTTAATGCTGGAGGCGACGGCGGGAAAACTGGTTGCCTGGGACGGCGAGCATGCTGGCGCGGCATGCGGCATCCTGGCGGTAGCCGCCGACCAGAACAGCACGGAACTTACCTTTTACAAATCCGGCTCCTTCCGTATTGAAGATATTCACTGGCCGGATGCAGTCACCGACGACAGCATTAAACGTAATGCCTTTGCTGGGACTGCTATCAGCATTGTTTAACCGACTTCTTTACCACTTTCATTATTCATAAAGGCCGCATTTGCGGCTTTTTTTACGGGAAAAATCTATGTCAGTTTATACAACAGCCCAACTGCTGGCGGTCAATGAGAAGAAATTCAAATTCGATCCGCTTTTCCTGCGCATCTTCTTTCGTGAAAGTTATCCCTTCACTACAGAGAAAGTCTACTTGTCGCAAATTCCAGGCCTGGTCAACATGGCGCTGTATGTGTCGCCGATTGTCTCCGGGAAAGTGATTCGTTCTCGTGGCGGTAGCACGTCAGAATTTACACCTGGCTATGTGAAGCCGAAGCACTTAGCATGGCTTTCTGAGACTTTCGTGTAGTTGCTGGTTATTGTACTTAACATTTTGATAATTATGATTAATTTTTTCTGGCGCTTTCACTGGATTTTCCTCGTTTTCTGTGCGTTGCAATCACCTCTGTATTGCAGCTTGTATTGCTTTTTGGGGGCTAAAAATGGCTGGTGAGAACAAATTGAGCGACAAGGCGCTCAAGGGATATCTGGGAAAACCCAGAGAAAAGCAGATCACTGTAGCGGATGGGAAGGGGCTTTCAGTTCGTGTGAGTAAGAAGGGGGCTGTGAGTTTTGTTTTCTTCTACAGATTAGCTGGTGGCTTGCCAGCTCCGGTCTGGTTAACGCTAGGGAAGTATCCGGATATGTCGCTAAAACAAGCCAGGGAGAAGCGGGATGAGTGCCGGGCGTGGCTTGCAGAGAAGCGAGATCCCCGCATCCAGATTAAGATTCAATCTGAGGAGCGTCTTAAGCCGGTAACCGTTCAGGACGCTCTCTGTTACTGGTACGAAAATTACTGCAAGGTTCGCCGTAAAACCCATGCTGTAACTCTGGGCCGCTTTCGTAAACATGTTTTTCCCTTTATCGGGCATCTGCCTGTAAATGAAACTCATCTTTATGAATGGCTCGACTGTTTTGACCGGATTAAACGTAATGCGCCTGTTATGGCGGCGTATGTATTTTCTGACACAAAACTGGCACTTCGTTTTTGCCGGGTTCGACAGTACGCAACGTGCGATGTACTTAAGGACTTGCGCATGACCGATGTTGGACAGGCGGCAGGTAAGCGTGATCGGGTTCTTGATGAGACCGAGTTAGGGCAGCTCTGGAGAGCTATTTTTGTTGAACCTGATATCAAGTTGATGTCCGAGTACGCCAGAAAAATGTTTGTCCTGTGTACGGTTTTCGGATGCCGCATGAGTGAGGCCCGGTTATCAGAATGGAAGGAATGGGATCGAAAAAACTGGGTATGGTCCGTACCAAAAGAGCATTCAAAAACTGGAGTGGAAATTGTGAGGCCAGTACCCGAAGCTCTGAGGCAGTGGATCACGGACATCCACGAGGAAACCAAGCATACAGGCTATGTACTGGGTGGTCTGCGTATCAGGGAAAGCGTAAGCAAAATTGGAGGAAAAATTGGTAAGCGGCTGGGCCATGAAAAACAATGGTCTTTACATGATCTCAGGCGAACGCTTTCAACCCATCTGAGTGATTTGGGCGTTGAGTTTCATGTCGTGGAGCAGCTGTTAGGCCATGCATTACCTGGTATGGCGGGTATTTACAACCGAAGTAAATTTATGGCGAAGAAACTGGACGCGTTAGATCTCTGGACAACATATCTCAATAGCATCTCAGGAGCTGAGTCAAAAGTGATAATCCTCAAACAAAAGGTTGGTTAACATGAAAAAAATGGCAGTTATTGATAAAAAGGGCCTCGAGTACATTCCTAACATTGACCGTATGATCCGTGAGAAAGAGTGTCGAGAGCTGACTACTCTTGCGAACAGCACTCGTTGGAAGCTGGAGAAGGAAGGGAAGTTTCCAAAGCGAATCAAAATTGGTTCTACTGCTGTTGCTTATCGCCTATCTGAAGTGCAAGCTTGGATTAGGGGGGAGTGGGGCAATATTTAAACTACCCCATTGTATGGGGTTAGTTTTGTTTTATTCTAATGCAATAATTATTGTGATCAATTTGATATGCGGAGGGTTCAGATGAATTTAAATAATCGTCCAGCTGATTGTAAGTTACTGGCTCTCCATTAAAATCTATCCGCCAAAAAGTAGGGTCGAGAGAGTTGATAAATTGACTATCCTCATTATTGATTAATTCAAGGACAAGTTCATTGTTTTTCTTATGATAATATCTTGTTAAGAATCTCGTCTCAGACTCAATGAAAATAGTTACTTTCACATATTTATTTTCATCAATGGTAATGGTTTCACCTATGTTAGAAAGTTTATCCAGTTCATCAGTAGACTCACTGGTAGTATATTTTATGTCAGGCGTTTTTATCTCTTTGAATAATTCCGTCAATGCGATCCCCGCGCCTTTAAGAAGAGAGCTGGATAGGCTTAAGCACATTGACGTATATGACTCTTCAACAGGACTAGGGAGGCCTCGCCCTCTCTCTTCCTCACTTAGACCAATTCTATAGAATGAGAGTGGTAAGGCATGAACATGGCTCGATAAAAATGTATACATCCATCGAAACGTTGGACGATCAATATCTATTTTTTCAGCTATTTCCTCTAAAGGTTGCATATATGCTGTTTGTCCATTTAAGTATTTTCTTTGCTCACCAGGTTTCAACGATTTAAAATAAAAATTAGATGTTAACCTTTCTTTTAACTCTTCTGCTTGCACTGTTAAATGTTTTATTTGCTCTTCATTTTCTAGAGCTGTGAACAGTCTAATTCTTGCTGTGCAGTCATGAAGGTTTAATATATTCCATCTGCAATCCCATTCATTTGAATCGCAGTTCTCTACACATAAATAATGAAAGCAAAGCCTTATTTCTAATATTGTTCTTGCTATATTGCAACAAGTCGCATAATCCCAGTGTTCTATTGATTTGGATGACCAGGTGTTGTGAGGAGCTAAATTAATGAGACTCACTGCTCTAACAATCATAGCAGTATAAAGCACGCTCGCATAAAAATGCTTACTGGTAGGTGAAGGAATGCCTGAAAATTCCTTAGATAAAAGGATGCTTTCTTTTAGAACACTGTCAAAAGCTGATAATGACTCAATATATCCTGGGGATGGTTCTGTTGGCATATTTGCGTCAGACATGATTTTATAATCTGTTGAGTTGCCATTATTCATAAAATTTCCCACTCTATAATAATTAACAGAATTAACCTTTAGGGTTTATACCCTGTCTAAGCAGTTCAGCCCTTACTAACTGCTTGATCCAATTACCCAGACTCATCCCTTCTTTTGCAGCAGCGTTCGCCATTTGCTCTTTCAGTTCTGGATTAATACGAATCTGAAAAGCAGGTGCTTTACCAGAACCTTTAGGCTGTTTATCACGTTGAACAATAGTTGACATGTGTGTACCTATTTTATAGTATGACTTTGGATAGGTACACACCTTATCATGTTTTGTTTCTATGTAACAACGCCCTGCAGTGCTCGCAACACATACAGGGCGTCTAACCAAACCGTTAACTGGAGTAACGACTATGGCTGGAACACAGCATACCCAAACTCACCCAAAATTTACATGGCTCTTTCTGGCAACCCCTAAGAGCCATCCCGACTGTTCGCCGGTAGTTCTGCGTTTTGATACTGATACCGAAGAGAATGCACGCGCCGCATTCCCGGGCTGGGAAATGGTATTCGCCGCCAAAATTCGGGCTGAAGCACCATGCAGGGTCGCGTTCTTTGACTACAACACCCGTCGCGGTTGGGCTTTTGATAGCGCCTCAGGCAGAGAGGTGGTTGGCCATGATTAATACATACCGCACTAAAATCGATCTTCTGACATTGGCTCAAGAGATCGCCGCGCTTCTGTCATGTGCTTCTTATTTGGCAACGATCAGAGGGGATGAAGAACGTCTCCATGTAATGAGTTTAACCGGCCTTGCTTACCGCCTTGCTGATGAACTGGCAAATGAGCTGGATATCTCGGATCTCGACCAAACTAAGTGTTGCAAGGATGGTGCCCTATGATCAGTAACGTGAAATTTAATGAGCTTGCTGATCGTGTTGAGCAACTGGCGGGCAAGGTGGAAGACCTAGACAACTGTATCAAGGCTCAGAGGTTCGATGATGGAGAAGTGCGCCATGTATAGTCAGATACCGATGCTTAATGTGGCTCTCCACGTCTCTCCTGATTTCACCGGTCGTATTCTTCTCTACGTAGTGGATGGAAAGGTCGAATGTGAAACCCCGTTAATGCCGAATGAAATTGTCGGGACTTCGAAGCTATTTAACGAGATGCTGGCGCGAGCTGGTTACCGCAAAACGTTCACCAGTAAGGGATAACACGATGAAAAAGAAAAATACCGGGTTTACCTCCGGGGGCTTCACTCATCCTGAGATCCTGCCGGGCGATATTTACCAGGATAAACGGGGCGAGCGTGTAACGATTTTATCTGCGACACCAAACCGCATTTGTTTTATTCGCGACGGGTATACGGGGGAATGTGCATTTCCTGCGGTTCGTTTTCTGAGGGAGTTCACGCCAGTGAAGCGTCAGACAATCGCCGAATGGTGCGACACCAACAATACAGCAGAAAAGATAAAGAAAATTCGCGCGATGATTGCAGCTAAGAGAGCAGGGAAATGAAAAACGCACCGAACGTGAAGCAGCTGCCGAAGGACAAATTTACTGAGGCGATTATTTTTGCTGGTGCTGACGCATGGAGTCATGCCAAACAATGGGAAGAGGGATTAGGTAAGCAGATCGCGGAAGACACAACGCCTCCTGTTTATCTGGGGCCGCGGCAACTGGAGGAACTGGACAACCTGCGCATTATCGATGATGGCCGCCGAGCTGCGCGGGTGTACCTGGCTGGCGATATCGAGACGTCGATGATTAGTGCCATTGGTGCCAAGCTGGCACAGGCCGGGGTACAGGACGCTAAACTTTATAAGGGTATTCCCGATACTCATCCGGAGGACTGGCGCGATCATCTTAATCGGATTAGGGAAGGAAAAAGCACAGTAGTAAATCTGCCAGTGACGAAAAGAGAACCAGCGCATGATGAAGTTAGCCCGGCTCTGAACCAGATGGGGGCCAGTCAACGCGGGCAAGTGCTGCTGGCGCATTACGATGGCGACCTGGCTATTCATGCAGATTCGGACATGGTTCACCACTATAACGGTGTGATCTGGAATCCACTCCCGGATAAAGAGCTGCAACGGGCGATGGCGCAGATTTACATCGATGCTGAGGTAGCCTATTCGCAAAATGCTATCAAATCGGCGGTGGAAACCATGAAGCTGAGCCTGCCGGTGATGGGAATAACTGCACGTAACCTTATTGGCTTCAGCAATGGCGTATTTGATACCCGAACGGGGATATTCAGGGAGCACAGCAAAACCGACTGGCTGCTGATCGCCAGTGAGCTGCCATTCAGCCCACCAGCGGAAGGAGAGACGCTGGCCAGCCATGCGCCGAATTTCTGGAAGTGGTTACGACGTTCTGTGGCCAACAATGACCGGAAGACAGATCGTGTATTGGCTGCCCTCTTCATGGTGCTGGCGAATCGGTACGACTGGCAGTTGTTCCTTGAGGTTACGGGGCCAGGCGGAAGCGGGAAAAGTGTGATGGCGGAAATCTGCACCATGCTGGCGGGTAAGGCCAATACAGTATCAGCCAGCATGAAAGCGCTGGAGGATTCCAGAGACAGAGCGCTGGTGGTTGGGTACTCATTGATCATCATGCCGGATATGACCCGATATGCTGGAGACGGCGCCGGGATTAAGGCCATTACGGGCGGTGATAAGGTTTCTATCGACCCGAAACATAAAGCACCATATTCAACCCGTATTCCTGCTGTAGTACTGGCCGTAAACAACAACGCCATGACCTTCAGCGACCGCAGTGGGGGGATATCGCGCCGGCGCGTTATATTCAACTTTACGGAAGTTGTTCCGGAAAACGAGCGCGATACGATGCTGGCTGAAAAGATAGAAGGTGAACTGGCCGTCATCATTCGCCACCTGCTGATCCGCTTTTCCAGTCAGGACGAAGCCAAACAGCTGCTGCATGAACAGCAGAAGTCAGAAGAGGCACTGGCTATCAAGCGTGAAGGTGATTCGCTGGTGGATTTCTGCGGTTATCTGATGGCGTCGGTAGTGTGTGATGGGATGTTTATCGGCAATGCGGAGATTGTGCCATTCAGCCCGCGCAAATATCTGTATCACGCCTATCTGGCATACATGCGGGCCAATGGTCTGAGTAAGCCAGTCTCTCTGATGCGGTTTGGTACCGATATGCCAGGCGCAATGGCTGAGTACGGCAAGGAGTACCAGAAGAGAAAGACTAAACACGGAATACGATCCAACGTCACCCTGAATGATGATTCCGGGGAGTGGATGCCTTCATGTGCAACTACCTCAGAGAGTGAAGGGGGAGAGTAAAGTTACAGATAAAGTGTTCACCAGTATTCACCGTGTTAAAAAATCCATTTATTACATGCTGTTAAGGGGTGAACACTTATTTATAAAGTATTCACCAAAGTATTCACCTGTTCACCTTTTGGTTGTTTTTTGCTCTAAAGGGTGAAGGGTAGGGTGAACACTTGTGAATACCTGAAAGAAAGGTGTACATCACTTAACTTTATGAATTTTTTGATTAAAATTGACAAGGTGAACGGGTGAACACTTAAACGTATATTTTTATTTTTTTTAGCACCAGCAATTCCTGGGGGAACAATGCAACGACTGAATGAAATCAAAAAGCGGCTTGAAGCTATTGATCGGGCCCTCAATGAACAGGGAGACCGTTTCAGGGATGACCCGGTCATAAAAACACAAATCAGAGACCTGAAAGATTATGTTGACGCTGAACGCAAGAAAATCCTGAGGCAGGAGACAAATGGAGAGCTTACCGATTTTGAAGCAAAATTTATTCTGGGGGCAATCGATGATGTTTACACGGCCTCGCTTAGTCAGATAAGACGTGGAGCGAGGATAAATGTAGAGTTAAGTGACAAAATAAATAATACATTATACTCACTCAATCATTGGCTATCCGAGATTAATGGCCATACGAAGAAAAAATCTGAATAAAAACGTTAAATAAAAAGCGGGTCCGACGCTGACCCGCTTTTAATTACACTGAAGAAATTACTTCTTTTATTACCATTGGAGGAACAGTAACCACAGAAGAGTAACAGATGTATTTTTTTATGTAATGCTGGTTATGGAATATTGCACAACATTGCACACTATTGCACATGGCTGCACTCAATCAATTTTATATGGATGGTGATAGCATTATTACCGTACCTGTTCCTGTATTGATTTTTTGAGGTAAAAACATGCCTGATTTATATTCACCGGCCCAGCTTGTAAGAGTAGTAGGCGCAGAGGATATTCAGAAGCAACTAAAAACACTGTTTACTGATTTATTTTTTACGCGTGCAGTCACTTTCGAAACCCGCGATATCATTCTGGACACAATTGATGATCCGAATATCCCTATTGCTGCGTTCTGTTCTCCCATGGTGGGGAGTAAAGTAGCGCGTGATGAGGGTTATGAATCGAAATCCATCCGACCGGGATACATGAAGCCCAAGAGCAGTATTGACCCTAATAAGCTGGCTGTTCGTCCGGCTGGAGTGACCCCAGAGCAATACAGCACTCTCAATACCCGCAACATCAAAGTAAAACAGTCCATTCTGAAACAGTCGATAGCCATCCGGGCGCGTATCGAGTGGCTGGCGGTTCAGGCCGTAACCACCGGGAAAAACATTATCGAAGGTGACGGAATTGAGCGCTACGAACTGGACTGGAATATCAAATCCCAGAACATTATCACTCAGGCTGGCGCTGCTGCCTGGTCAGGCAGGGATAAAGCAACCTTTGATCCGAATGATGATATTGAAAACTATTCGGAACTGAGTGAAGGGGTAACAAATATCATCATCATGGGCGGCAACGTCTGGAAGAAATACCGCGCTTTCAAAGCGATTAAAGATGTACTCGATACCCGCCGTGGTTCTAATGCCCAGCTGGAAACAGCACTTAAAGATCTAGGCGATTCAGTGAGCTTTAAGGGCTACATGGGCGACGTTGCAATCGTAGTTTATAGCGGTCGCTACACCGATGAAGACGGTACAGAAAAGTATTTCCTCGATCCTGATTTGATGGTGCTGGGTAATACCGCTTTACAGGGCATTGTGGCTTACGGTGGTATTCAGGATCCCGAGCTTATCCGCATGGGAATCACTAAAGCTGAACTGGCGCCAAAGAACTACATCGTGCCTGGCGATCCTGCTATTGAGTACGTCCAGACCCATTCCGCGCCGCAACCTATCCCGGCTCGTATTAACCGTTTTGTTACCGTCCGTGTGGCTTAAGGAGCATTTATGACTGCGAATTACATTGAGCTGGTGGCCGGCACTGAAGCGCTGGTAACTACGCTGGGTATGTTTGCCAGCGGTAAAGGCGTAATTCCGGAGCTAACACCATTGATGCAGGATGACAATGGCGCTCTTGTCGTATGGGATGGCGCCAAGGCAGGGCAGGCAGTCTATGTCTCATGCTTTACGGTTGATACTGCCAGCCAGACGCAGGCGCAGGTCTACAAAGCCGGTGTGCTGAATGTTGATGCACTCAACTGGCCGGAGGCGGTGACAACCCTTTCCGCGAAGATTGCCGCCTTTGTTGGGTCCGGTATTTCTGTTCAGCCTCTGGCAATGGTGTGAGGTGATGTCGATGCAAGATAAAGATAACAGCCTGATGGTAACAGCGGATGCACTCTATCCGGATCCGATGGTGCACGAACTGCAGGAGCTCGCAGATAAGATGAACGTCAGCGAACGTCTGGTTGATATGAATCAGGTGATTGAACTCACGACGCTAAGCCGCCGTACATTGCTGAACCTTGAGGCCCGTGGTGAGTTTCCTGTGCGCGTACAGGTCACTGAGGGCCGTAAGGCATGGTATCTGAGTGAGGTAATAGAGTGGATCAATAACATTCCGCGTTGTTCTGACACCTGCCAGATCCCTGTTCCAGCTAAACCAGATGCCTCGCTGTGCCTAAAGGCTGAACGGGTACGCCGACAGGCCCGAGGCGGGAAAAGTGAGTTGATTGGCTGAACGGACAGACCCGATTGGACCGGCGAAAGAGCACGGGTCCTTTCGGGGTGTTCGAGCCGTTACGGGGCGGCGACCTCGCGGATTCTCGCTACATATGAAGATTTTCTGTGATTTGCCATTTCCGTACTTCTTCGTTGTAACTATATGTTTTAAATGAAAACACGCCATAAAAAGAAAGGAAATAAAAAGCACTTAATATGGCCCGTGACAGCAAAACCGTTTCCTTTCTCCTGAAATTGAAGAGGTATCTATGAGTGCAGACAAAGAAGTGATGACCCGCATTGAACTTAGTGGTGTATTGGCTAAGACGTTCGGCCGGGTTCACCACCGAGTAATCAGAACGACTCAGGAAGCAGGCGTGGCATTAGCCGCGACAATTCCGGGTTTTGAGCGATTTATGATTGATAGCAAAGATAAGGGGCTGACCTTTGCTGTTTTCAGGGGTAAGACAAATATTGGCGCCGATGATTTGGGTTATCCGGTAACGGGTGAGGCTATTCGCATTGTCCCGGTTATTGCCGGCAGCAAAAAATCCGGTTTGCTTCAGACAATAATGGGTGCCGTGCTCGTCGCCGCGGGAGCTATTGCAACCTTTGTTTTCGATCAGCCATGGGGTGTTAACCTGATGGTCGCTGGTGGCTCTATGATGGCTGGCGGTGTTATCCAGATGCTTTCCCCTCAACCCGGAGGTTTAGCCCGTAAAGAGTCCTCCGATAATAAAGCCAGCTATGCCTTTGGCGGTGTCACTAATACAGCCTCGCAGGGCTACCCGGTAGGCCTTCTATACGGCAAACGCCGAATTGGTGGCGCAATTATCTCCGCTGGTATCTATGTGGAGGATCAGCTTTGACAAATCAGGCGAGGCTCTGGCCGGAAGGAGAGGTATTTACCCGTAAGGTGTTGATACCGACAAACTACGATCCACTACCTGTTGAGGTGGTATACGTTGTCCCACCGTTCGATGTTGTTATTAAAACGTGGCAGAACAAAGACCCGATGAAGTCTTACGATTTGTTTCGCCAGTTCATCGTTGACTGGGATCAGCAGGAAAAACTGACAGATGATATTCTGAAATGTTTTCTGTTGGCCTACCCCGGAACTGATGAGGCCATCTTTGCTGGATGGTGTGAATATATGAAAGGTTTTTTAGTCGAACCCCGAGGATCTCTTCATTGTGCGTGGAATACAATAAACTGATACGATTTAATCGTAAACAATCACATCGCTGAAAAAAGTAGTATTCGGACCTGATGTTTAGGCGTTGAAAAACGCCAGAGTAACTGGCGGTTATTCATATGACGCTTGTGCTTTTGGACTTATTCGATAGGTGTTATAGATATTTTTCTGTCTGCTCCAAATGAACTTTTGTAAACTGCTGCTCTAGGATATTTTTTTGCTTTGGAAACTATTCCTACTATGTCTTTTTCATTAAAAAGAGGGCCTAGAATTATTGATTTTAACTCAAAAGGATGAAACTTTAAATCACTGTAATGTATAGGTCCTATTGGACGTGCATAAGTTGAAATTCTCCATTCTTTTTCGTAAGACCAATCTTCTGTTTTTATGAAGGTGATTTCATTGTTAATATATTCTACAGCTTTATGATGTGGCATGAAAAGTAGTTCCGCCATGCCTTTAGCCGTATACGTTAAAGGCATTTTATTTGTGTAATTTATGGGCTGGGCAATTAGCCATGCACTATCAAGAATATCTACGCAATCAAATTCGATTACAACGCCTCTATAACTATCAGCGTAATGGTTCCACATTGGTGGGATTGTTGCACTCTCTGATAAACATAATATCCTTCTTTCATTTAACATTTTTTTCCAAATGTCTTTCATTTGTTGTACTGCAAAAGGTGCACCAGGTCCTACTGGAGGTGATTTCTCAACTGTCTGGAGTTTTTCTATTAATTCCACAGGGATACCGTGCGGGAAAAGTTTTTTGTAAAATTCTATTAGGGCTCTAATTTGGGGGTTAATATTTTCAATGTTTTCTCGAGGGGTTATTAACTCCTGTATTAATTTCTCTGCCAGAGCTTTGCCTATGATTTCTTCATTGATACCTGGCATTACCTCTCTAGGAACATCAAAAGGATCATTGAAAATGATAGGGGAACTCCATCTTAGGCTGCATGTATCAAGAACAATATTGGCTGTGTTCAATGACATATATTTAAAAAATGTAGAACGCTCATGCATTCTGTTAGGTGATCTCATAGGGACCTCTTTTTCGATGAGTTCTAACATCACTCTGTATTGCAGTATGTATTGCAGTAGTGCATTTTAGATAAAAATTATGCTCCATTTTCTCATAAAAATCATTCAGATCCTTTCTCTATTGACTCATATAGCCGAAACACGAAGTTAACCCACAAATGACTCTTCGTCGCCTGCCTGATGAAGATCCACAGAATCTGGCAGATCCTGCTTATCGCCGTCGCCGCATCATTCTTCAGAATATGAAAGATGAGGAGCTGGCGATTGCACAGGTCGAAGAGAAGCAAGCAATCGAAGCTGTGCTTTATGGGAAATACACCATGAGCGGGGAAGCATTTGAGCCAGTTGAAGTGGATATGGGGCGCAGTGCTGGCAATAACATTATCCAGGCGGGGGCGGCAGCATGGTCTGGCCGTGATAAAAAAACCTATGATCCGACCGATGACATTGAAGCCTATGCGCTTAACGCCAGCGGTACAATCAACATTATCGTGTTCGATCCGAAGGGCTGGGCACTGTTCCGTTCTTTCGATGCCGTTAAGGAGAAGCTGGATACTCGCCGCGGCTCGAATTCTGAACTGGAAACGGCCCTGAAAGACCTGGGTAAAGCCGTTTCTTATAAGGGCATGTACGGCGATGTCGCCATTGTGGTTTATGCCGGTCAGCTCGTTGAAAATGATGTGAAAAAAAATGCTCTGCCGGATCTGTCTATGGTACTGGGTAACACCCAGGCCCGCGGTCTGCGCACCTATGGTTGCATCCTTGATGCAGACGCCCAGCGCGAAGGTATTAACGCTTCAACTCGCTACCCAAAAAACTGGGTTCAGTCAGGAGACCCTGCACGCGAATTCACCATGATTCAGTCAGCACCCCTGATGTTGCTGGCTGATCCGGATGAGTTCGTCTCCGTAAAACTGGCCTGACGAACTGGACCACGGCCCTTCGGGGCCTTTCTTATAAAGGGGAAACAGTGATGACCAAAGAAGAGTTAATTGCTCGCCTGAAAGAGCTGGGCAGCATGCTGAACCGTGAGATCAGTCTGACCGGATCGAAAGAAGAGCTGGCGCTGCGCATTGCAGAGCTGGAAGAGGAGCTTGGGGATGATATCGACGATGGTGGCGATAGCAATGAAACGGGGGCCGGAAATACGCCATCCGGAAGTGAGGAGAAGGATGGCGATGCGCAGGGTAACGCATTAACGCCGGCACCCCAGGAAACAAAGTCTGCTCCAGATGACCTGGTCGCGGTGAAAACGCTTACGACATTACACCTCGAAGCGCTGCACGCGGTAAAGAATGAACAGGTAAGTCTTGTTTTGCCGGGTACTACCGTTCGTGTCAGCGCCGGGGATGCAGAAGAGCTGATTACACGGGGGCTGGCTGTCGAACTGTAGCGGAGTGGACATGACCGATTTTGATAATGTTTTCGATGCTGCTATATCGCGGGCTGATGAAACGATCCGCTCAACCATGGGGACGGTGGCGCTTATCACCTCGGGTGGGCATTCCGGGCTGAGTATTTCCGGTGTCTTTGATGATCCAGAAAATATTGGCTATGCGGTTCCTGGTGTGAGAGTGGAGAGCACAAGCCCTTCTTTTTTCGTGAAATCGACAGATGCCAGCGAGTTACAGCGACTGGATACCCTCACCATTAACGGAATCTCCTACTGGATTGACAGGATTGGTCCGGACGATTGCGGATCCTGCCATCTCTGGCTAGGCAACGGGCAGCCCCCCGCAGGAAACCGCCGCCGATAGGAGGTGTAATGGGTATTAAGGGTCTGGAACAAGTCATTGCAAACCTCAATAGCCTTGATCGCAATATGGTGCCTAATGCCAGCGCCTGGGCAATCAATCGAGTAGCCAGAACAGCAGTCACCGCTGCAACCCGAAAAGTAGCTAAGGAAACCATCGCAGGGGATAACCGAGTGAAAGGCCTCCCGGTCAAACTGGTTAAACAGAGGGTAAGGGTCAGCAAAGCATCTTCAAATGGCCGAATGAACGCCAGGATAAAGGTTAATCGGGGGAACTTGCCGGCGATCAAACTGGGCGCTGCCCAGGTCCGCTTAACCAGAAAGAAAGGGGCGCTTCTACGGAGAGGGAGTGTCCTGAAGATCGGAAAATATCTTTTCAGGGACGCTTTCATTCAGCAATTAGCCAACGGTCGCTGGCATGTCATGAAGCGTATTGAAGGTAAAAATCGCTACCCCATCGATGTTGTGAAAATCCCACTGGCTGCGCCGCTTACAACTGCTTTCGAATCGGAGAAGAAACGCATGCTTGATGTGGAGATGCCAAAGCAACTGGCCGCTGCGCTCAAGCAACAACTGAGGTTACACCTGAAACGATGAAACATACCGAAATACGCCAGGCCGTGATCGATGGCCTGGAAAGCGTGATAGGGAATAGCGCCATTTTTTTTGATGGTCGTCCAGCTGTCATTGAGGAAGAAGATTTTCCTGCTGTGGCAGTTTATCTGACTGATGCCGAATACACCGGGGAGGAACTGGATGCTGATACCTGGCAGGCCACTCTACATATTGAAGTTTTCCTTCCTGCCCAGGTACCTGACTCCGAACTTGATGAGTGGATGGAAGCCCGGGTTTACCCAGCAATCTCAGGTATCTCCGCGCTGAGTGGACTGATTTCCGTGATGGTACAGCAGGGTTACGAATACCAGAGGGATGACAGCCTCGGGCTCTGGAGCTCCGCGGATATGAAATATTCAATTATTTATGACATGTGAGGATTTATGCCAACACCTAATCCACTTGCTCCGGTAAAAGGGGCGGGAACAACACTCTGGTTGTACACGGGGACCGGGGATGCTTATGCAAACCCTTTGTCCGATGCTGACTGGCAACGCCTGGCAAAAATTAAGGAGCTGACGCCGGGTGAAATGACGGCGGAGTCCTACGATGATACCTATCTTGATGATGAAGATGCAGACTGGACCGCTACCGCCCAGGGGGCAAAATCGGCAGGGGATACATCATTAACGCTGGCCTGGAAACCGGGAGAAGAGGGTCAAAAATCGCTGGTGGCCTGGTTCGTCGATGGCTCTGTACGGGCGTACAAAATTAAGTATCCGAATGGTACCGTGGATGTGTTCAAAGGCTGGTGCAGTAGCCTGGGTAAAGCCATCCCCGCGAAGGAAGTGATCACGCGTACCGCCAAAATCACCAATACCGGGAAACCGGAACTGGCGGAAGAAAGCGGCAACCCGCCGATCGCAGTGACCGGCATCAAACTCGACAAGGCAACGGCCAGCGTGGCCGTCGGCGCAACCACAACGCTAAACGTCACCTTCCTGCCTGCCAGCGCATCGGAACAGTCTTTCCGTGCGGCGACCTCGGATAGCGCGAAGGCGACTGTGGCCGTGAGTGGTAAATCTCTGATTGTCACCGGCGTGGCGGCTGGCGCGACCGACATTATTGTCATGAGCAATGACGGTAATTTTGTGGCGACCTGCAAAACCACTGTGACGGCTTCCTGAGGATAGAGGCATGTGCATGTTTTTGAAAAAAGACGAATTCACTTATAACGGTGCCGCGGTACCAATCACCGAATTATCGGCGCTACAGCGTATTACTTATCTCGAATATCTGGCCGCGGAAGAAAAAGCCTTATCAGCCATTTCTGATGACCTGGATGAGCAGACAATGTCCACCAGGCTGGTCAGTATGAGTATTCGCGCAGGCGCGCGCCTTATCGCGCTCTCGCTCTGGCATAACGATCCGAAAGGGGCAACTGAAGAAGAACTGCACCAGCAGGTGATGAGCACCTGGCCAGCGGAGGCAATTGGCAACGCGGAAATGCAGATCAAGCTGCTCTCCGGCATGCTGGCGCCGGTTGTCGAAGAAGATCAACCCGCGGATGAACACATTGATGCCACCGCACTGGGTGATGAACCTGTTACTGCGGAAAAGCCCTAGCCAGTGAGCTTGATTTTGTCCTGAAGCTGGCGCGCGAGTTCGGGCGACCCGACTGGCGCGCCATGCTTGCTGGCATGACGTCCTCCGAGCTCGGCGACTGGCATCACTTTTACCGGGAGCGTTTTTTTCAGGACGCGCAGCTCGATGCCCACTTCTCCGGGCTGCTTTACACCATTTCAACCTTCTTATACCGGGATCCGGACATCACCCCTGCACACTTCAGCCTGCTGTCCCCCTCCGCTGAGGCTGCAGCGGATCATGTGCAGGATGATGACGCCATGATGCTGGCCGCAGAGGGAATAACGGGAGGCACCAGATATGGCCCAGCAGATTAGCGATCTTGTCATCAACCTGGATGTCGACAGCGCCACATTCACAGAACAGATCGCCAGGATTAAGGGGCAACTGTCCGGTATGGCGGATGAGTCGGACAAAGTGCAGACGCGCATGCGTAGTGCGGCAGAGGCGCAAATCAGCGCGCTGAAAACCACCAGTGCCGCCAGCGCAGGCGCCGTGTCCGATATGCAGAAGCGACAGGCTGATGCCGCCGCTGGGCTTCAGAGCGAACTGCAGCGAGTCTCCAAATCGGTCGATGAGACTTACCAGCGCGTCACCGGGTTAAACCAGCGTTATCGGGAGAATGACGCGCAGGCAGAGGCGCTGGCGCGGCGGCAGGATGCGCTGGCGGAATCGTTCTTCAGGCAGATAGATGGCGTCCGATCTCTTAACGGTGAAACGCGGTCGCTGGCGAGTGTCCAGGAACAATTTCGCAAGGCCCGCGCACAGGGGAACATCACTCAGGGTGATTATCTCTCTTTGATTTCCCGCACCACGGCGCGGCAGAAAGAACTTCAGCAGGTTGAGGAAAAAGCGAACCAGGCGCGCGAGAAATTTCTTCGTCAGCTGAAGGCGCAGGTTGTTGAGCAAAAGCTTTCTGGCACAGAGCTCCTGAGAATGAAAGCGGCGCAGGTTGGCGCCGGTGATGCAGCTGAAGTCTATATCCGTAAACTGGAGGCGGCAAAGGTTGCCACGCACAGCCTTGGTCTCGAGAGTGCTGGCGCGCGGAGGGAACTTGGCGTGCTGATGGGGGAGCTGCTGCGTGGTAACTTTGGAGCGCTTCGCGGATCCGGCATCACCCTGGCTAACCGGGCAGGATGGATAGATCAATTAATGACGCTGCGCGGTCTCGGCATCGCTGGCGTTGTCGGCGGCATAGCGGCATCCGTCGTTCTGCTGGTGAAGGCGTGGTACGAGGGCGGGAAGGAAGCCGAGGAGTTTAATAAACAGCTTATTCTCACCGGGAACTATGCCGGGAAAACCTCGGGACAACTGCAGGCGCTGGCGCGGAGCATCTCCGGGAATGGAATCACTCAGCACACCGCGGCAGGAGTATTAGCGCAGGTTGTCGGAAGTGGGGCATTCGGTGGCGCTGACGTCGAGCGGGTTGCCAACGTGGCTGCCAGGCTCCAGCAGGCAACCGGCCAGGCGGTGGATGAAACCATTAACCAGTTCAAACGGCTGAAAGAGGATCCGGTTAATGCGGTCGCAACGCTGAATGATTCGCTGCATTTTCTTACCGCAAGCCAGTTTGAACAGATTTCATCTGCGCAGGCGATGGGGGATTCGCAGCGCGCTGCCGAGCTCGCGATGCGTGCCTATTCCGACAGCGTTATCCAGCGTGCAAATGCGGTGAAGGAAAATCTGGGGACACTGGAAACCGCGTGGAACTGGGTGAGAAATGCCGCCAGCGGCGCCTGGGATGCCATGATGGGCATTGGTCGTAATCCTGATACGGCCATGAAGCGGCAGGGAGCTTTTGCAGACTGGCAGGCTGCGGAAAAAGAACGTCGGGCGCTGGAAGCCAACCTGAAGGTCGATCCTGACTATGCGGGAAACAATCCATTAATCAAAGCCGATGCCGAACGTTTACGTATTGCCACTCAACGGGCAGAGTTGGCGAAACAAACTTTTGACGAGGCTGATAAAGCATACGCTAAGGAAGGTTTAGCCGCGGCGCGCGAGAAGCTGCGCAATGACCAGCAGCAGCAGGCAATAAGGAATCAGCAGCAGTTTAACCAGCTTCTTGATGCCGGACTAAAACCTTACGAGCGGCGGGCCCGCGCTCAGGAAGAATTTAATAAGCTGGTTGCGAAAAATAAACAGGATGCCATCGATGGGATTGCCACCCGCTGGACGGACAGCGATATCGCGAAAATCCGTGCGGGTATAGATAGCAAATACAAAGATCCGAAAACGTCGAAAGGCAGGCAATATACTACACCCGCTGGCAACAAAGCTGAGGAAGGGGCGCAGGCGGAGCTGCTGACGCTGCAGGCGCAGCTTAAAACCCTGCAGCAGCATACCGACGTTAACGATGTGATCAGTAAGCAGCGCCGCGATCTCTGGCAGACGGAAAACCAGTATGCCGTTTTACAGGAGGCCGCCGGCCGTCGCCAGTTGTCCACGCAGGAAAAATCCCTGCTGTCCCACAAAAATGAAACGCTGGAATACAAACGCCAGCTTGCCGATCTCGGTGATAAGGTTGCCCGGCAGCAGAAGCTGAATAATCTTGCAGATCAGGCCAATAAATTCGCGCAGCAGCAGAGTGCGATCCGGGCGGGGATAAAGGCTCAGGCTGACGGGCTTTCTGGCAGGGAGTCAAACAGAAGGACCACACTTGAAAAGCTGAGTGAAACGTACGCCTTCAATCCTGATGCGCAGCGGAAGGTGCTGGCGGAACAGCAAGCCACCTATGAAGCTGAGGATGCATTGCGCGGTAACTGGCTGGCCGGCGCCAAACAGGGGTGGGCGGAGTATCAGGATTCGGCCACAGATGTTTTCTCATCTGTGAAAGATATTTCTCAGGCCACATTCAGTGGTCTGGCCAACCAGCTGACAGCGCTGACAACAACCGGAAAGGCGAGCTTTAAGGAGTTCACCACATCCATTCTGAAGATGATTGTTCAGGTCATCAATCAGCTGATCGTGGCCTATACCATTCAGGCGGCTATGGGGTGGATCAACGGTAGCGCAAGCAATACATCATCTGGGCAATCAGTTCCGGTACCCTCTTATCGTCCGCCAGGATACGACGGCGGCGGCTACACTGGCCACGGCGGTAAATATGAGCCTGCTGGCGTTGTGCACCGCGGTGAGTTTGTATTCACAAAAGAGGCGACCAGCCGCATTGGGGTGAGCAATCTTTACCGGATGATGCGCGGTTATGCTGCCGGCGGGTATGTCGGCAACGCTGCCAGCCCGGCGAGTGTCTCCCCTGGCGGTGTGATGGTCAACATGGGGGGCGTCTATATCAGCAGCGGGAGCGAACAGCAGTCTACGCAGCGGTCAGCGATTGACAGTAACGGTATCCTTAAGCAACTGAAACCCGCCATCATCAGCGTCGTCAGCGAACAGGCCCAACGGCCCGGGACGCCGCTGTGGAAGGCAATAAAAGAAGGGCGTTAATACCTGAGGCCGCTTTGCGGCTTTTTTACTGGCTGAGATAAAGGCTATTTATGACTATTGAAACATTCTCCTGGCGAATTCAGGCCGCCAGTCAGCCTGCGATAACGAGTAAGGATAATATTCGCAGGGCGCAATTTGGCGACGGTTATGCGCAGGTTTCAGGGGAAGGAATAAACCCGGAAACCTTAAATTATGCATTTTCATTTTCAGGGGATCTGCAAACCGCGCTGGATATTTATAAATTCCTGCGGCGTCATAAAACCAAATCATTTGCGTTTAAGCCACCGTATGACGAGCTGGCGCTCTGGAGGGTACAGGCTGATAGCCTGCAAAAAAACGTTCTGAATAACAGAATCATGACAGTCACCGCAACATTTGAACAGGCATTCGCACCATGAGTCTTCACGCTGATTATCAGAAACTGGAGCCGGGAGATGAAATCCGGCTTTTCGAAATTGATGGTAGTGCTTTTAATATGGGGGATATTTTATATTTCCACGGATATAACATTCCCCATACTGAAGCGGAAATTTTAGCCGCTGGTGGCGATGAATCGAAGCTGCCAGCTAAAAGTATCTGGTGGCAAGGTACTGAATATAAAGCGTGGCCGTGTGAATTAGAGGGTATCGAATCATCAACATCGGGAAGCGATGCGCAACCGACTCTACGGGTGGGCAACATTAACGGGTCGATATCCGCGTTGTGCCTATATTATGACGACCTGGCACAGGCTCGCGTTACCATCCGTGAGACGCAAAAACAATATCTTGACTCACGAAACTTTTCGGAAGAAAACTCAACCGCAGATCCGACGCAGGAAAAACGGCATCTGTATTTTATTGATACTAAAAGCCTTGAAACCGACGAATTGGTCGAGTTTACGCTTTCCAGTCCGATGGATCTGCAGGGGGTTTTGATTCCGACCCGGCAATATCACTCGCTTTGCACCTGGTGTATTCGCAATAAATACCGCAGTGGTGATGGTTGCGACTATGCCGGCACGCGCTATTTCGACAAAAACAACAAGCCGGTTGATGACCCATCGAAGGACGTCTGCAATGGGACGCTCTCGGCGTGCAAATTGCGCTTTGGCGATAACAACGAACTGCCGTTTGGTGGTTTCCCTGGCACGTCCCTGATAAGGAGCTGATATGCGGCAGAAGACGATTAATGCGATACAAGCTCATGCCGCTGCTGATTACCCGCGTGAGGCATGCGGCTTGATTGCTCAAAAGGGCCGAGTGGAGCGCTATTTCCCCTGCCGGAATCAGGCCCGCGAGCCGAGCGATAATTTTATTCTGGCGCCGGAGGATTACGCAGAAGTCGAGGACTGGGGCGTGATCATCGGTATTGTTCACAGCCATCCGGATGCAACGACGCAGCCCAGCGAACTGGATAAAGCGCAATGCGATGCCACTCTGCTACCGTGGCATATCATCAGCTGGCCGGAAGGCGATCTCCGTACCATCCACCCGCGCGGTGAGCTGCCACTCATCGAGCGCCCGTTCGTACTTGGCCATTACGATTGCTGGGGCCTCGTGATGAGCTACTTCCGCCAGACCCACGGTATCGAGTTGCACGATTATCGCGTCGATTATCCCTGGTGGGAAAATGAATATCCTGACAACTTTTATCAGGACTGCTGGTATGAATGTGGGTTCAGGGAGTTTGATGGCCCGCCGCAGCCGGGCGATATGGTCATCATGCAGGTACAGGCCGAAAAGTGGAACCATGCGGGAATTTTACTTGAAGGGAACATGCTGCTTCACCACCTTTATGGTCACCTTAGCAAGCGTGTGCCGTATGGCGGATACTGGCTTGAAAGGACAATGAAAATCGTTCGTTATCATTCTCTGTGTTAAGCTTTGAGGAAAATGAAATCCGAAAAGGAAACGGAGATGAAAAAAAAACTAGTAACTCTTTCATTTTTGCTCTTGGTTGGATGCTCTACTGAGCCAGTACTCCCTCAGAATGCAAAAGAAGTACAGCCCTCATCTGAATTTCAGAAAAAAGCGGATACTACTGCGGTGACTATTATTCGTGATAAGGGTTTTGTCTCTGGAGGCTGTGCTATTACATCTTATATTGACGGAAAGCGCTTAGCTGAACTCGATACAGGAGAAAAAGTCACAGCTTATATACCCGCTGGACCTGTGATAGTTGGAGCTGGGTTTGAAGGAAGAGGTTTATGTAATGGTGCGCCAAAGAGGGAACGGGAGTTTGTAGTCAAAGAAAACACACCTCGCAATCTGAGGATTTTTATTGACCAAAGTGGTAATGTTGACATTTTACCAATGTCACAAAATTAACGCTTTTGAATAAATAATATAGCCACCTTTTTAAGGTGGCTTTTTGTTGGGTGTAATATGCCAGAATTAATGACTGAAATAGAACTAAGTGGAGTTTTAGGTAAGAAGTTTGGCGTTCATCATCAGAGGATTATTAGTACAACTAGCGAAGCCATTAAGGCTTTATGTTGCACTCTGGAAGGCTTCGAGAAGTTTTTAAATAACAGCAAGGATAAAGGGCTGACTTTTGCTGTTTTTAAGGGTAAAAAAAATATCTGTCTGGATGAATTGGGGTTTCCTGTTACAGGTGAAGTAATTCGTATCGTCCCTGTCGTAATTGGTAGTAAAAAAGCAGGTGTTTTTCAAACTATTTTAGGTGCTGTACTTGTAGTTGCAGGGGCAATTGGTATGTTTACCCCCATTGGGCAAGCCCTTGGCGGTGCTGCATGGGGGCAATACGCTATGATGGCCGGCGCATCAATGATGCTAGGTGGTGTGGTTCAGATGCTTTCCCCGCAACCTGCAGGTCTGGCCCGAAAAGAGTCCCCCGAGAACAAAGCCTCCTATGCCTTTGGTGGGGTGACTAATACCGCATCACAGGGCTATCCGGTTGGCCTTCTTTATGGCAAACGGCGAATTGGCGGGGCGATTATTTCCGCCGGAATTTATGTCGAAGACCAGCAATAAATAATCAGTCAGTATCTCCCTTCAGTACAGGCCACCTTGCGGTGGCTTTTTTTATGGACGCAATATGGCAAATAACATAATCAAAGGGCGCAAAGGTGGCAGCTCAAGCCAGCGCACGCCGACGGAGCAGCCGGATGATTTACAGTCCGTAGCAAAAGCCAAAATTCTCATCGCGCTGGGCGAGGGAGAGTTTGCAGGTGAATTAACAGGTAAAGATATTTATCTCGATGGTACGCCCTTATTAAATGCCGATGGAACGGAGAACTTTTCCGGTGTGGCGTGGGAATTCCGTCCTGGAACACAGGCACAAAAGTATATTCAGGGTATTCCCGGTACTGAAAATGAAATCAGCGTCGGAACGGAAATATCCAGCGAAACTGCCTGGTCTCACACTTTCACGAATACCCAACTCTCCGCCGTTCGCGTCAGATTGAAATGGCCTTCACTGATGAAGCAGGAAGACGACGGGGACGTGGTGGGGAATACTGTTAAATATGCCATCGATTTACAGACGGATGGCGGAGCCTGGCAGACCGTGCTGGAAACGGCAGTTACCGGGAAAACCACCTCCGGCTATGAGCGTAGCCATCGTATCGACCTGCCGCAAGCAGGAAGTACATGGACGCTTCGCCTGCGGAAAGTCTCGCCGGACGCCAACAGCGTCAAAATCGGCGATGTGATGACGCTCCAGAGCTACACAGAGGTGATCGACGCGAAGCTGCGCTATCCGCATACCGCTTTGCTCTATATTGAGTTCGACTCCAGCCAGTTCAACGGCTCCATCCCACAGATTTCATGCGAGCCGCGCGGGCGCGTGATCCGCGTTCCGGATAACTACAATCCGGAGACCCGCGATTATACTGGCACCTGGACCGGCGGGTTTAAATGGGCCTGGACAGACAACCCGGCATGGATTTATTACGACATTGTTGTCTCAGACCGGTTTGGCCTCGGGAACCGCCTGACAAGCGCCAATATTTCTAAATGGACGCTGTACCAGATTGCGCAGTATTGCGATCAGATGGTTCCGGATGGCAGGGGCGGCGATGGCATGGAGCCTCGCTATCTCTGTAACGTCTATGTCCAGGAACGCAACGACGCTTACACCGTACTGCGTGATTTTGCCGCTATTTTCAGGGGGATGACATGCTGGAGCGGTGAGCAGATTGTTGTGCAGGCGGATATGCCGCGTGATGTCGATTTCAACTATACGCGGGCGAATATCATTGGTAAACCGCGCTATTCGAGCAGCACCAGCAAGGCTCGCTACACTAACGCGCTCGTATCCTGGTCTGACCCGGCGAACGCGTATGCTGATGCGATGGAACCGGCGTTTGTTCCGGAGCTGGTTTCCCGCTACAGCTTTAACCAGCTCGAAGTGACGGCCATCGGGTGTACCCGGCAGAGCGAAGCCCACAGGAAAGGGCTGTGGGGCATTCTGACAAACAACAAAGACCGGATGGTTGAGATTGATGTTGGTCTCGATGGCAAAATCCCGCAGCCAGGTTATATCATCGGCCTTGCCGATGAGTTGCTGGCCGGACGTGTGAATGGCGGGCGTATCAGCGCGGTTAATGGCCGGGTGATTACGCTCGATCGTGATGTCGATGCAAAAGCCGGGGACCGACTACAGCTTAATCTTCCGTCCGGGATTTCCCAGGCCCGGTCCATTCAGTCAGTGAACGGTCGACGGCAGATAACAGTCACTACGGCGTACAGTGAGACGCCGGAAGCAGAATGCGTCTGGGTTATTGAGTCCGACGATCTGTATACACAGCAGTACCGCGTTATCGGTGTAAAGGACAATAACAACGCCACGTATACAATCACCGGCGTGGCCCACGACCCGGACAAATTCCCGCGTATCGATACCGGCGCGATCATCGACCAGCGCCCGATAAGCGTCATTCCGCCAGGAAACCAGGCTCCGCCGGATGGTATCCTTCTGACGTCCTTCTCTGTGGTGAATCAGGGTATCAGCGTCGAAACCCTGCAGGCCAACTGGAACGCCGCTCAAAATGCTATCGCATATGAGGCTCAATGGCGTCGAAATGATGGCAACTGGATTAACTTGCCGCGCAGCTCGACCACGTCATTTGAGGTCAGCGGCATTTATGCCGGTCGTTATCTGGTACGCGTCCGCGCGATCAACGCTGCTGAAATTTCCAGTGGCTGGGCGTACTCGGAAGAGAAGACGCTGACAGGGAAAGTCGGTGAGCCACTGCCGCCGCTGGCGTTGACGACCGTTTCACTGACCGCTGGTATCGAGATCCGCTGGGAGTTCCCGGAAGGTTCCGAAGATACCCAGCGCACAGAGCTGCAGTACAGCCCGGACAAGAGCGGGAACGGTGCGATGCCGCTGACAGATTTAGCGTATCCGGGCAAGCAGTATCAGCAGATGGGCCTGCAGATTGCTACGCAGTTCTGGTATCGCGCACGCCTTGTCGACCGCCTGGGCAATGTCTCGCCGTGGACCAGCTGGGTGCAGGGCATGTCCAGCGAGAACGTTGATGACTATTACCAGCAGCTCGACGATGCGCTGAAAGGCTCGGATACTTATGAGGAACTGAACAAAGGTATTCAGGACAACAGTGCTGCGGCCGACGCTGCGCAGCAGGCTGCGGACGCCGCGCAGGGAGCCGCTGACCAGGCGGCGAAGGACGTCGCCGCGCAGGGTGCTATTGTCACGCAGCAGGGCAAAGACTTAACGGCAGCAATCTCAAAGGGCAACACCACAGCTGCAGGACTGGCGCAGGAAGTCAAAGACCGCGCGGCTGGTGACGCCGCGACCGCCTCTGACGCAGCGAAAAAAGTCGCCGATGCAGTAGCGAAGGCCGAAACAGACGACGCCGCCGTGGCTAAGAAAGCCGCCGATGACCTTCTGGCACAGAAGAACGCCGTCGACGCGCAGATCCAGACGGTAAATACCACGATTCAGAACGTCAACGATTCCCTGGCGTTGCAAATCGCGTCTCTCAGCGCGGGATCTGGAGAACAATTCGACTTCACCTCGATCTCTTACTTCGATAAAGACTCCGAAGGATGGGCCGAGGATGATAGCTGGAAATTACCGCTGCCGATTACATCTGATGGCTGGCTGATTCCGGCAGGGCCAACCGGCACAATGCGCAGCCCGAACGCCACCAAAATCGACGCAACAGCGTATAAATACATTCGCTTTCGCGTCCGCAAAATCGGCTCGCCGTCGTGGAATCTTCGCCTGTGGTGGACCGGCCAGACTGAACAAGGATGGGTCGATGCTCGCCGAATCACCGTACCTGAACCACAATTCGACCCGGCCACAGGGATCGCCGTGGTGTCTATCGCGGACATCCCCTGGACCGCATCGGCAGACATCCGTCGTGTACGCCTGGACTTCAATACGGCGGGCCTGTCCACGGCTAACCACTTTGAGGTCGACTGGTTCGCCGTGGGCCGCCCGACTCCGGGGGCGTCACAGGCTCAGATCCAGGAACTACGCCAGGCAATGACCGATGCCGATAGCGCCGAGGCTACCACCCGTAATCAATTAGCGGTCCAGCTTCGCGGCACGCAGACTGGCACCAACCCGGACTTGCTGACCAGCGGCCTGATTTACGAAGAGCGCAAAATTCGCGTAACAGCGGAGAAGGCGATCGGCTCTCGCGTGGACACGTTGCGCGTGGACTACGATAAATCAACGGCAGCGGCCTCGTCTCGCATGGACACTATCGCCAGCGATCTCGAAGCCACCGCGAGCAAAACGGACCAGGTAGCCGCTGATCTCGCCGCCGCTAACGGTGTTATCGCCGGGCATACGTCCGCGATTCAGAACATCGAAGCGAAGAATACCGCGCAGGACGGCACGATCGCATCCCAGGGTCAGAGCATTACCGGTCTTAACTCCAGGCTGGACAACATGCGCGTGGGCGGGGCCAACCTGCTGCCGAATTCGGGCGAGTTGACCGGCTACGGCAACGTCAGCAAATCAGAGCGTTTTAAAGGCAACGCCAGCCTGGCTATCTCGGTCGCGGCGAACGGCACCGCGTACAATCAGACAGAGGTCAAACTTGCCGCACCGGTTGACGGTACCGAGTACGTCTATTCGTTCTATGCGAAAGGGTCAGTTGCGCTGACATTTAACGCCTATTTCTACAACCCGAATACCACCGGATCATGGGAAACCAGCCAGGGCAAGAAAGGATCTGCCGGTGATGGCGGTGTTACTTTCGATATCACGACTGAATGGCAGCGATACTGGGTCAAGTGGAAACAGACCGCCGGAACCGGCACAAAACGTTTGCTGTTGGGACGTCTGCAACCTGCTACTGTCGCGCGTACGCTGTTCATCAACTCGCCTAAATTCGAAGTGGGTAACGTCGCCACCGAGTGGAGCGAAGCGCCGCAGGACAACGCCACCGCTGAAGCCATGACCGGGCTAACCACCAGGGTAACCGCTGCCGAAGGTAAGTTAGAAACGACGTCAAACCAGACGACGAACCTTATCAACCGCCTGAATACCGGCAACTTGCTACTGAACGGTGACGCGACCGCCAGCATCTCATCGTGGACGTTATCCGGCTCAGGAGACGGCGCGCCGGTATTCGACGCTACGCAGAAGGCACTGACCACCGATAAACCGGCGTGCCGCGTAGCGAACGGTACGAAAGTACCTGTAGAAGCCGGGCAGACGCTTACCCTGTCCTTTGATGTCAAAGTGTCAGATGCCACGATCAGCACCGGCACGCAGATGTTTAATATTGGCCTGATTAAAACGTGGAGTGACCCGACCACGTGGTTAGTGAATAAATTCGACTGGAATTCCGGCCTTACCACCGCCTGGCAGACGAAAACTATCACGCTGAAGATCCCGAATGATTTCCCCGGACAGTGGGTCTATCTGCGCCTGGCGTGCGGCGGCTGGACTCCGGCGGCGGCCCGCTTCTATTTCCGCAACTTCATGCTGTCAGCATCTAACGGGATCGCCGGGATGGCGTCGGCGCAAGCCGTTACGGATCTATCATCCCGCGTAACGAAGACGGAGAAGGATATCACCACACAAGCCGGGCAAATCACCAGCCTGGGCGGGCGCATCGATTCGACTAACGCAGAAGTCGCGAAGAAGGCGACCACGGCAGCCGTTGACGCGCTGAAGGCCACTGTATCGCAGCAGGGCAAAGATATTACCGCGCAGGCCGAGCGAACCACTAACTTGTCTAACACCGTCAATGCGAACAAGAAAGACGCGGATGACAAAAACACCGCGCAGGGCCAGGCTATCACTGGTCTGACCCAGCGTGTTACTGCTGCCGAAGGGTCTCTGTCTACGCAGTCAAGACAGATCACCAGCCTGGACGGCAAGATCGACAACGTAAAAACCGACCTCGGCAAAACTATCGCCACGAAAGCGGATGGATCCACGGTCACCGCGCTGTCACAGACCGTTACGCAACAGGGCGAAGACCTTAAGACGACCAGCGACGCCGTCACATCGCTGAAAGGCCGCGTGAGCACAGTAGAAGGTGAAGTGGCTAAGGCGGCTACCATTGAGGCACTGAATCAGCTAACCACCCGCGTGTCGACCGCCGAGGGCAAGCTGACCACGACAGGCCAGCAGATCACTGGCATCAACGCCAGCCTGAACGCTGCAACGGCGTCCGGTGGGGACTACATCCCGAATCCGACCTTTGACCCGGCCTATAGCAGCTTCGGCTTTACGCGTCGCGATACCGTCGACGACGCGACCGACGACTCAATCCCTTATGATGCGGACATCCCGGCGGGATGCCCTAACCGCTATGTCGTCCGCCTGGATCGCCGTGACCACTTCGCCAACCTAGCGGCGATCCCCGTTAAACCGGGCCAGGTCTTTGAGATGTCGGTATGGGTTGCAGCGCGCGCAGACGCGACGGCGCCGTTTAACCTGTATATCGCCAGCACAACGACGCCCACAGGCGGCGGTACGGCGCGCAATTCAAACGGCAACGTGGCCCCGACACAGACCTGGAGACAGGTTGTCTGGCGCTGGACGGTCCCGGCCAGCTGGACTTATGGATATCTGCGCCCGTTCCTGCAGATTAATCAAAGCAGCCCGTTTAAGTCTGTCTGGTACGCTACCGACTGGCATCTGCGGGAAGTCACGGCCGCTCAAGAAGCCAAAGCCGCTGCAGATGCCGCTGCCGGTAGTGTGTCGAGCCTATCCGGTACCGTCGAGCAACAAGGCAAAAATATCAAGGCGAACAGCGACGCAATTACCGCCGTCACCGGCCGCGTGACTAACGTCGAAAAAGGGAATACGGCGAACAGTCAGGCAATCACGAAGCTTGAGCAGACCACAACGCAGCAGGGCAAAGACATCGACACGACCAGCCAGGCGCTAACCAGCGTCGCGGGATGGGTCGAGTCTCTACGCGACGCTGGCGCTAATCTCGTCCCAAACTACGATTTTCGCCAAGGGTCTGTCGCGTGGACCACTCAGGAAGGCGGGCAGATTAAATTCGGTGATTATGGAGAGGGTAAAGCGGGCGTCCGCATAAAGTGGGCTTCCGGTAACTACTCCGGGATCTTCCCAAACGGGCAGCACAAATTTCAGGTGGATGGCGGGAATAAGAAATACCGCATTGTTGTCAAAGCGAAGAAAGTTTCCGGGGCAGGTAACCTGATGGTCAGACGCTGGGCGCACCGCCCGGATGGCACCAGCGGCTACGAGCAGCAGACGCTACAGTTCGCCACGGCGTTCGACGTCAAGACATACGACTTCAACGCTTGCCCGGACGGCACCGTGGCGGTCACCTTCGGGATCTACTGCTTCCCGGACGCCGCCGAGGTGGATATCGATTACGTGGCGATCTACGACATCACCGATGCCATCCTAATCGCGGCCAACACCAGCGCGACGCAGCAGCTTACGCAGCGTGTGACGAAGACAGAGCAGGACATCATCGCGAACGCAGCAGCTACCACCGCAGTATCCTCTAACCTCACGGCTGCGCTGGCGGACATCGATAATAAGATGGCCGGTAATCTTGTCGCGAATGGTGGCTTCGAGCGAGGCCTGGACTCCTGGACGCAAGGCTCAACCACCGTTGCCACTGTTATCGACGCGCAGTCGCCGCACTCAGGCGGTCGTATCCTGAAGCTGTCCGCACACAACTCCGCGCAGGACACCATTGCGCAGAAGTATGACATCCCGATCCAGAAAGGCCGCACGTATAAGCTGGGCGGGTGGATTCGTGCCGATGGCAATGCCGAGATGCCATCGACGGCGCAGGGCAATAACAAAATACGCATGGGTATCACCGGCCAGACCAACCCGGTTATTGAAGTCCAGTTTGACCCGAAAAACTACCAGACCGGATCGCAGTGGACAGAGATTAGTAAGACCTGGAAAGCGACGGCCACCACGTTCGCCCAGGTCAGCTTCATGGCGTTACTGTCCAAAGGTAACCTCTATGTTGATGATCTCTATCTGATGGACGTCACCGATGCCGTGGACATCGCCGCAAACGCAGCAGGACTGTCTACCATACAGACCACTGTTAAGAGCCAGGGAGATCAAATTAAGGCCCAGGCGGACGCAGTGACGCAGGTTAAAGCCGACCTGTCTACCGTATCCTCTAAGATGACGAACCCATTCATTGACGGATCGTTTGAGTCGTATGCGGACAACTACAGGGTGGCGGGCGCACAGTTCATCGCCACGACTCAGGCCAAACGTGACGGCAGCAAGTCCGGTAAGGTGACACGTAACAGCGGCGAGACAGGGAACAGCGATAAGACAACAGGAACATGGATGGCGATCAGGGCGGGAGGTAAATACCGTTTCTCCGCCTGGGTGATGATGCAAAGCACGGAAAAACCCACCTCGGGATGGTCTACGGCTATCGGTATGATGACGCGCGGGGAGGGTGGCACGCCGAACTCGTGGCCTGCCGGGATCGTAGTCTCCGATGCATCCGGGTCGCTAGGCGGCAAACGTGATCAATGGGTGCAGGTAACCGGCGTTGCCACAATCAATGATACGCACGCGGTAGGCGTCTTATGGGTCTCGTGCCGTGGTACGTCCGGCGGTACCGGCTATTCGTTGTTTATCGATAACCTGTCAATCGTCGACGTGACCGACGCGCAGGATGCGAAAGCGGACGCAAAAGCCGCTGCCGATGCGACGACAGCGCTCTCTGCCACCGTGACGCAGCAGGGCAAGGATATCAAAGCACAGGCAGGGCAAATCACAAGCCTGGTCTCACGTGTAGGTGACGCTGAATCACGAATAACCCGGCAGGATGAAACTATCGCAGCCAACGGGCTGGCAATGACAACTGGTTTCAATCAGATGCGCAGCATGATTGGCGACAACAGCGCCGCAATTACCACAACGAGCAAAACCGTTGCCGACCTGGAAAAATCAACCACTGAGCAGATCACCACGCTGACCTCTCAGGTCGGGGATATGTCAGCGACCGTTCAGCAGACGGCATCAACCGTGGCGGATTTGAACGGAAAACTGGGTGCGCAATGGGGTGTGAAGGTCAACACATCTTCCGGCGGCAAGAACTACGTTGCGGGGATTCAGCTGGGGATCAACGGCAGCGGGCAATCACAGTTCCTGGTGCAGGCTGACCAGTTCGGTGTTTATGTGCCCAACGGTGATAAAAGCAATCTGGTCTTCGGTGTCGACGGTAACGGCGCATATATGCAGCAGGCGATGGCCCGAAATCTTGTCATCGACTTTGCGCAGATTAGCAATAATATCCAGTCGACAAACTGGAACGGCGACACAGTCGGGTGGGCGATCAACAAGGCCGGATCAGCGGTGTTTAATAACGTGACCATACGCGGACATGTCGAAGCATCCAGCGGGAGCTTTACAGGTACCGTGCGTGCGACTGACGGCTATTTTAACGGCACCGTTTACGCCAACAAAATTGAAGGCGATGTGATGATTGGCGAGGTAGCAACATTGCCATTCGTTGAGAAAGATATGTTGGGTTCCGGACAGTATGACCTGTTTTACATCAGCGGGGAGACCTTCGACCGTTTCCTGGACACCAACCTGATCTGTCAGATGTCATCATCGTTCAGGTCCTATGGTGACATTGTTGTGAGTACCCCTGGCCGTGAAGATTACATTCACTATTCATGGGACGCCGGGAACGATGGTGGGTCACGTGCAATTCCGCTGAAAGGGTTGAAAATCTACGCCGCAGGTAAAGGTCAGCGTAACCGTGTATGGATCAACTGTAAGAATGGGCGTGGGTTCAGCTATAGGACATATACCCCATTGGCACAGGTATGGAATGGCACGGTGTTTGACCCATCCTCGGCAGCCAGGACAAGCCAGCGCGAAAAGTTAATTTTTACCATTTTCCGCATGGGCAATCAGATTATTTCCGCACCTTAAAGGAGCGCCCCTTCGGGGGCGAGTAACTATGGCAAATATCAGTGATGAGCTGGCGGCCAGTATTCAAAAGTGCTTTGAGCGTACCTACGTGGATCTGGCCAATCAGCAGCAATTTTTATTCGGCTCCGGTAACGTGACGGTAACTAAACCGGATGGCACCACCGGGACTGTGAAATCGTGGGCGCAGTTCCAAAGCGAATACGCTACGCGACAGACAGCTATCGACTCATCAATCACCGCAGCCAATAAAAACCAGGCGAAGGTGACGGCCGCAAATACTTGGATGCAGGCGCAAACGTGGAATGCCGCTTCAACGTTCAAGAGTAACCTGACTGTAAGCGGCAATCTTTCGGTTTCCGGGTCATTTACTGTTAACGGAAACCTGACCGGAAAGCAATTAGCTGGCGGACATATTGAGCTAACGGAGGCGAGTCCTTACATCGATTTCCATTACCAGAACACCACGACGGACTATACGCACCGGATTATCGCCGAAAACGGCGCGTTGTCTGTCACACCAGGGTGGCGTGTTCGTGGTGGCCTGGGGATCTACGGCGTCGCTACACAATATGGGGATCTTTACGGGCAAGCCTTCATTGCCAAATTAAACACTGACCCTGGAAACATAGCAAATGGCACCGTGTTACAAGCGCCACGTTTCACGTCAAGATTTAATACGCGCGGTAGCGATAGCAACGTTGATGGCGGACAGGCGGCGATGTGGTTTGAAGAGCAGGTGGGGACAAACCATAGGCTGATCCTGTCGGTTGGGGGATTCTCCCAGCCAGTTCAGTATTGGCAATTTCTCGCAGACGGGAATATCTACGGCAGCCAGCGCGGCAGTGTATCGTTCCTGGGCACCTCTGACGCGCGCCTGAAACACAGCATTGAACCGACTAACGGCCATTTGTCAGTCGATCGCATTCGTCAGCTTGAGCTGGTGACGTTCGTCTACAACGACGACGAGCAGAACAGGACGCGTAGGGGAATAATCGCTCAGCAGGCGCAGCAGGTCGATCCTCAGTATGTTAAGCAGATTAATACATCGTATATGCTAAACGGCGAGAGAGTTGACGATGATCGCCTGCAACTCGATAACAACGTGATCCTGATGGATACACTGGCGGCGGTAAAAGTGCTGATTAAGCGAGTAGATGATTTAGAAACTAAGCTAAACAATATCTTAGGATAAACCCGGATAGCAGCCCTGATTTTTCTTTTCTTCTCCTTCCTCTTCATCTTTACTGTGTTTATATACAGTATATATGCTGTGATTATGTGCAGTATCAAGAAAGAAAGGAGTTAACCTATGGGCTTTCCATCTCCAGCAGCAGATTACGAAGAAATGCGAATTTCGCTTGATGAAAAATTCATTAAGCATCCGGCGGCTACGTATTTTATGCGGGCTGCAAACACTTGTTATCGGGCGGGTATTTTACAGGGTGCGCTTCTCGTCATCGACGCGTCACTTAAGCCATGCGATGGCACTCTGCTTGTATGTGCAATGGCTGGGGAATTCAGAGTCAAGCGCTACCGGCTGGTGCCAAAACCTCATCTTGAGGACCTGACATCAGGGAGGAAAGAGCCACTGCCGAGCCAAGAGGATAATTGTCCACCACCTGTCTTCGGTGTGATCACGTACATAATCAATGATGCGCGACTGGGGGAGTTTGATGACTGCCCAGTCATGTAATTTTGTCTGGGTTGAGTCCAGGTTAATGATTTTTATCTTTTCTAACTCGGTCACGAAACCCAGACTATTGGTGCGGAGTTGTTGCATTTCAAGCAAAAAACATTCTGCAAAACGATAATTATTTTCAGGCAAATCAAGATGTTAAAATTGCGAAAAAAAACCTTATTTTCATATTCTGACACAAGGATTTTCGTTTAAAAAACATATCATTACTCTTTTCTTGGGGGTGTGTCGGTGTGGTACATGGATATCGACACCACCGCCAACTATAAGCTGGCGGGCGCGCAGCAGCACGACAGTATTCGTCTGGATCCGTGGGTGTTTATGTTCTCTGCGGGTTATCGGTTCTAAACTCTTGCTCAAAGCTGGTCGTCATGACCAGCTTTGTTTCTCGTTCGCGCAAAGCGTTGTCGCCAACGATGATGTGGTATTTGCTTTTGCTCTTTGCAAAACGGCTTGACCGGCCGCTACTCGTTACCCCATTTATTCAGGAATACCGCTATATCATCGATCCGCTGTTCATCAATCCCCGCCTGTATGGCCATCTCTCCCTGCGCCTCCTCGCTGATTTCCTCGTTATTCATCAGCCGCGTAATCAGCAGTTGAAAATAGCGCGCCAGGGGCTCACGTTCTGACTCGCTGACGGGCTCGGCGGACTCCGTCGAATACTCATCCGCAATGTCGTAATATTTCAGTGGTACTTCTTCGTGCAT